GTCACATTACTAATACGCAAGATGCGGTTGGCGGCATCCCACGACACGACCGTTCCCGTCGCGGTCGCGTCCGCCAACGTCCCGCCTTGAAAGACGTGCTCTCCGACATCATACGTGCCCGAGCCGTCGGTTGCGGACAACTCCAAATCCATCTGGTATTCGTATTGCTGTGCATAGGCATCAACGTCAGGGTCACCCGTTTCCAATACTTCGTGACTATACGTCCATGCTTCGCACGACACATCATAGAACGTCAGTTTCCCTAATGGATAAAATTGACCCTGCGCCTGCTCGTGCTGTATAAACTTGATTTCCATAATCACACTCAACGGGGCAGGAAAATAAATTAAATCCCCTTCCATTGGGCGTGCAGGCGCCACGGGTAAGTCCGCCGCGACGGGCACCGAAAAGTATTCTGCGGTGACCGCGGCCGTAAATGGTGCGCTGACCGTCAACTTGGTGTTACTGACAATACTGACAATGGTGCGCGTTTGCCCACTACTGGTGGTGGTGATTTGATCGCCGGCGCGCAGCTCCTTTTTGAACTTGGTGTTGTTTCCCGTGACTTCGGTTTCGTTGACCGCCGCGGTAATTTGTCCCGTGGTGCGACGCGCCGCCGGAATAATCTCCTCGAACCGTTCGCGTGAAATCATCAGGGTCATCTTATCATCGACGCGCAATCCAAACTTACTCAAAAAGTCACCTTGACCATCCCATCCTTGCACGTTTTTTAAATACACTTCAATCGGATACGTCTGCGTGAACTTACTAAGAATGTCCTCATTGTAGAGAGTATCTTCTCGCCGCATCGAGCGGGGCATATAAATGACATCCAAGCCATGAAACTTGATGGCTTCCGTCATCAGATTTTGAAGGAGCGTCTGTTCGTTTGTATCATTCCACCAGCGAACGTAGGAGTTTGTCGGCATAGACAGTCTCCTACATCACAAGAAATTCTGGCGGTAGCTCAAACTTGGCCTGAATTGTTTCTTCGAGTTGTTGCACTTCGCGGTTCCCTTCGTCGTAAATGGCACGACCATTGAGCGTGACCCCGCCAGGCATCTGCACCCCTTCATACTTCACAAGATTTTGTCCCCATTGTTTCTTGACCAAGGCCGTCGCATAGTCACGCAGGAATCGATCGGACCAGATTTTTGTGTAGTCGTTGGGATTGAGAATGCGCTGGGCTTCGACGACCACAAAATCGCCGGCCTTGACGCGTTGCTGCCAGTCAATATCCAAATACAATTTATTGACGTAGCGATTGAACCGTAACTGCGTGTCACCAATAAACAAGTCATTGAGCATTTCCATGTGAGAGCGGGTCAAGAAATATGAAATCACACTACTGCTGGACAGCCAACTCAAGTCATTCATCAAGAACTGATAGTTCCATGAAAACAATCCCGTGCCGCGGTCCACTGCGAACCCATCGAGGGCAAGCACGCGATAGATGTTCAATACAAGGTCGGAGATAGGAATATATTGATTATCCCAATCACCCGTGTTTACCGCACTGACTATTCCCGAGGCATTGGATGTTTGACCCACCAATGTCTCTCCCACGCGAAACACTTGGTTTTGATTGACCCGTGCATACGTAAACATTACAGAGGTATTTGACGACTGCACGAACACCTTGGCGGCGGTGTTGCTCGTCTGACCAATTACCAGTTCGTTATTGCTAAACGTGCCGGTGGTATTGGTCGTAAAGACCACATTCGAATAGGAGATTTGATGCTTGAGGTAGACCTTCTCGGACGCCCCAAAGTGATAATCTTGAAAAAAGGCGAGCGCATCATCGATACGCTCTTCCAATTGGTCATCCGCCACGTTGACTGTAATAACGGGCTCTCCTAACCGACGCTTGATGTAGGTTTTGAGCTGTGTGCGCGTAGTCGGTAATGCCATATACGGTATTTAGTGTTTTGCCACCCGACGCAGCGTGGACCTCGGCGGTAAAAGGGTCTACTGCTCCGATGGGTCTACTTCAACAAACGGGACGATGGGTTTGAACGATACCGACGCGTCGTCCTGTTGTGCCGCGAGTTCCTCCATCGCAGCGGTGCCATGCACATATGCACTATTCGCTTTGAGTTTTTCTTTGGTTTCTTCGAGCCGCCGTAGTCGCTCTTCCCTGTATTGTAATGCGTTGGCATACAGCTCGTCAAACTTGTCCTGATGCACATCTTTGAGCATGGCGACCGACCGATCCACCACACTCTGTCCCCATTCCAAATACCCGTCAAAGAAGTCTACTCCAGCCGGAGTCAACTTGGCATGCTGACGAATTTCCGCCAACCCATCTTCAATTTTGGGTAAATTACCCATTAAATAAAATGAGGAGGCTTGTTGTGGAGTAATTTTCGCCTCGGGGTTTTTCGTATCGAACCCCGGCAAATTCAATGCGCACTGCAAGTCGGCCTCACAAAACATAATCCACGAATACACGGCTTGCACCACAGCGGACATTGGTCGTTTGATATCCCATCGAATGGGCGAATCATACAGTTCGTCTGGGCCATTCAGTAACAACTGGTTGTCGTGTGAATCGATTTCAATACCAATTGACTCCAGTCGTGCATGACCCACTTCATGATAGATGCCTTCCGAGCATCCTTGCCAATCATTCGCGGACACATAGACGGCATTCAGCACTAGCCCATGTGTATTACTATGTTCCCGTAGACAACTCTTTATTTCGTAGTGACCCGACGCACAGCCACGTCCTTGACGATCCATAAACTTGGCCCACTTCGCCCAGTATTCGTCCAAGAAATGTTGCAGCATATACCCACCTTCGGGCCAGGCCATCAAAAATCTATTGATGCCGGCCACAACCTCGGGGGTCATATATTCCATGCCATCTTTCATTGGATTTGACGGAGAGGCCACTTGATCGGGAGTGTATTGTTTATCTTGACACACGGCAACCGCCCCATCGCACAGGGTCAGCTCGGTTGTAGGTGTGAGTTTTTTCCACCCATACTTTTCACGTAAAATTTCTCCAATTACGTGTGAATCATATCCATCAGCTTGGGGTTTGGCAACCCGTTTCCATTCAATTTGCATCATCCACCTCAATTATATTTATATGGCGATATTACACAACTTCAGGTTTATCGATATGTGTTACGTCACTGTGCAGGTCCGTGTGAGCCGTGTCCGTGTGTAAGTCGGTATGGGCCGTGTCGGTATGAAGATCGGTATGCGCCGTGTCGGTATGAAGATCGGTATGTGCCGTATCTGTGTGTAAGTCAGTATGCGGTACATCGCTGTGCGTATTGACGAACGACACGTCGCTATGACTATTCACAAAGGACACGTCGGTGTGAGACACAACTTGCGCCACGTTTGTATGCGAACTACTGAACGGAGCATCGTAATGCGCATTACTGTGCGAACTACTGAACGGAGCATCGTAATGCGCATTACTGTGCGAACTACTGAACGGCGCATCATAGTGCAAGTTGCTATGCGAACTGCTGAACGGGGCGTCATAATGCGCACTACTGAACGGCGCATCATAGTGCAGGTTACTATGTGAGTTAACGAACGGAATGTCCTCGTGGGGGTAATCCGTATACGCATTACCAAACGGTGTATCAGTATACGCATTACCAAACGGTGGACTGTTTGTATAACAGGTGCCGTCAGTGTGGTCGGCATACTCTTGCCACGACGACGGAAAATTAACTAGCGTATCGGTATAACAGCCATCGTTATGGGGATACTCATACGCCGGACCTTCATCGTCATGAAAAACTTCATACGTTGCCGGATGATCGCTATAATCACCATACGCCACGTCATTGTGACTGTTTACGAACGCCACATCGTAGTGTGAGTCAATAAAGTAACTATCACTAAACGCCACATCGTAATGTGCATTGCTATGCGAACTACTAAACGGGGCGTCATAATGCGAACTACTGAACGGCGCATCATAGTGCAGGTTACTGTGCGAACTGCTGAACGGCGCATCATAGTGCAGGTTACTGTGCGAACTGCTGAACGGCGCATCATAGTGCAAGTTGCTATGCGAACTACTAAACGGGGCATCGTAATGGGCATCACTATGTGCAATGTCGGTATGGGCATCACTATGCGCGGTATCGGTGTGGGCATCAGTGTGGGCCGTGTCGGTATGCGCATCCGAATGCGATACGTCGCTATGGCTATTCACAAAGGACACGTCATTATGGCTGTTGACGAACGACACGTCATTGTGGGTGTTGACAAAGGACACGTCATTATGGCTGTTGACGAACGATACGTCATTGTGGGTATTCACAAATGCCGTATCATTGTGCGCCCAATGTTCGTGCTGTGCAGCTCCAATAAAATGCAACTGCCCATTAGCACTCGACGGCGCATAGGACGTTTCGATCCACATCGACCCCGCCAATGCACCCGCGCCGGCACGGTCGGCGACATACGGGCCATCCACATATCGCTGAACCCCCGAGGCATCAATATAGTGAATGGTGTTTGCCGACATCCACATCGATCCGATTGCGGCACCTGCGGGAGATGCAACAGACGTGCCTAAAAATCGAAACTGCGTGTTACTGGCATTCATCCAATGTAGGTAAGATCCGCTAACCCACATCGAACCATTTGCTTCATTCGCCATATGTTTGTGTCCCGTTTAATGAACTATGTCGCCCACAAGTTAGTGCCAACCGGCAGCACAAAACGGCCGTTCGTCGTATTTAGAGTCATTTTTGCATTGACCGTCGCGACACCCGAGCACAATAATGTGCTGCTGAGTGTGGTCGCTCCCGTGAACGTTTTCGCACCGGCAAAACTCTGTGTGGTCGTATCCACCACACCATTGGCACTCGCACTCGCCGACGACAACCGCGCCAACGGCACAGTTCCTGTACTCAGCGCCGAGGCATTGATACCCGTGGTCGAAATTGTGGTGAGAAGTGTTCCATAGTTTGTTCCGTCGCTCGTCACTTCCCAGTTATCGCCCATTTCATTCCAACGGAGGTAGGTGTTCGCCGACGATCCGCGATTGATTTCAATACCCGCATTTTCTGAAGGTGCGGTAATTGCAGGCAAATCCGCATTCAGCGCAATGATGTTATCACCGATTTGCAGATTGGTAGTATTGATGTAGGTCGTGGTTCCACTGACGGTCAAGCTTCCGGTAATCGTCACATCTTGGGCGAACGTTGCGTTGCCCGAGACACCCAGCGTACCCAGCGCGTTTGCCGCGCCGGTAATACTCACGGTGTTACTGAATGATGTAGTATTCTGGAATGTCTTGTTCCCCACAAAGGTTTGGGTGTTCGTATCTACGACGCCGTTCGCACTCGTGTTTGCTGATGTTAATCGATCAAGCGGTACTGTCCCTGTCGCCAAGTTACTGGCATTGGTATAGTAGGAACCCGGCTGACTGTTGAGGTTCGTCGCGTTGGTGGCCTGAGTGGCCGTCGTAGCACTATTGACGTTCAGTGCTCCTTCGCTCTTACCAAAGGCATAGGTGCTGTTGTTGGCTGTAATGAGCGTATAGGTGCCTGACAACCGACCATCGGGCACGGTACCCGTGGCTAACGCCGAGGCATTCATTGTCGTCAGAGATACGCCGTTTCCCGAAAACACATTGGCGGTGACGGTGCCATTGGCAGTCACGGTCACAATCGTCATGGTGCCGTTGATGGATACGTTCCCCGAACTGGTTGCCGGTGTCGCATTTTGTGCAACAAGAATGTATTCGCTTGTGTTACCAACGGCGGTAATAATTTGGTTAGTCGTATTGACCCACTGACCAAAGGTATTCGATAACTGAACTTGTGACGGTAAGGGCATAGCGTCTCCAATAAAGAAGAATAATTGATATTCCTCTCTTATTTAGTATTGTGACTCGTTATACCCCAGACCTCATCGAATAGTTGACGAATAAGACGGTGTGGTGCGGCAGCGCGCATTCGTGACTGTGCGTTTTTCGCAATCGTCACCGCCGCCGACTGATTATCCCGCAGTTCTCGATACCGTGCCAACAGCGCAGCGGCGGCCGCTTTGGGGTCGCGGGGGCGTCCCACATTATCCGTTCCCCCCGGTGCGTCCACGGCGGCATAGTGCAAGTCGGGAATCAACGGCACCATCAGAGGATGTCGCGGATAAGTAAACCCGATGGTCGCGCACCCTAATGTCCACAGCTCATGCTCTCGATTACACCACGGACCCCCCGCCAAAAATAAGTTCCAGCGATGCTGACTGGCGAGCTTCCACCAGTCCTCGCGGGCGAGCTTTTGATGGCGGTCCCACATAACCACTTCCTCGGGCGCAAGGTCATATAAGTACAACCCCACCTCACGCCAAGGGCGGCGTTCCCCTGACTCGTTAGTATAGGAATACGAATACGTCTCGGACGAACCAATAGTGCCGGCAAAAAACAACCGCAAGTCGGTCGCAGTTTCGGCGGGTAATGCCGGTAATGCATCCGCATACGCCACGGTCTCATCGGGATACATGGTAAAATACCCAAAGGGTCGATATTTTTCTGGAGCTTTGGTATGCTGATACACCCAGTCGCGTTCATACATGGTCATATAGACCGCGAGACACTTGGGGCTGGCCGACCATTCACGACCAAACGTCGGATAGTCCTGCATGTCGATGAGACAAAACGTATCCGAGTCTACCTCTCGAATACAGACGACATCACTATTATACACCCCACGGGTGGTAATGCCATCAGAGATAAAAGATGAGATGTAATGTTCGTCGCGGTCGGGTGGCGCGATGGACTCTCCCGTAACTTCATATCCACAGGCATGAAGATATTGCGCCATCTCCGCGACGAGCACATAGTTATAGCGGCGATGCTGGTGCAACAGTGTCGTCGGAAGTTGATACACATTTCCGTCTGGCAATAGAATATCACCAGGCGGAAACGCATGAACATCATACGAGGTAATATGAAATTTCATGTTACCTCATATCAATAATACCTACAGCGACGTCACGGGCGGATTCGTTGCATATCACGGTGAGTTGATCGACAGAAAACCCTGCCATCTCTACCCATTCCTGTAGTGGATGTTTTCGCAGGTTGTCCCCATACACATAGACAAGATGAAGTTTATACGGGTCGAGTGCGGCCCGCGTGGCCGTAGCTTCGTCCTCACTCATCTCCGTCAGTCGAACGGGGCACGATACCACGACGGTGCTATCCGGCTGAAACCACTCGACCCACGTCAAATCTTGAATGCGCGCCGCACTCCATTTTCCGACTAACCCCGACTGCGCCGACGTGATAGCGGCCTCATTAATATCCACTCCACCAATTTTAATGTCGGGTCGATTCAGCTTGAGTGTCTTGAGCAGACGACCGTTTCCGCATCCCAAATCAAGCACCGCACAATTTTCTGGGGCAAGAGTTTTCAACTCGTGTAGAATCGGCGCGTGTGACTCTAACATGCCTGTATAGGAAGAAAATCCGTTATGCTTCCAAATATCTTCCGTGGGTTTGGAGTAGACCCCCTTGCGATGAAAATATCGTTTATCGGTCGGTGGTGCCCAATCGGTGCGCGTCGAAATCTTGAGTGCTGGTCCGACAATTTCACCGATACCATTGACGCCACTCCATCGAACCGGCCACGACAGCACCGCATCAATAATTTTTGCTTCTTCAACAAAGCCGTGCTTCTTGGCCGCCTCGCGCGTTTTTCGTCCAATTTCTACCGTGGCTTCACATTGGAATGAGCACGGCAAATGGGATACCCACCGAATCGCTTTCCACCGCCACAACATATTCGCTTCGATAGGACCATCCGCATTCCCCGTTTCGGCATACTGCTCCCATGTCGTATCCACCTGACCCGCGCCCCATGTGCGATGGAAAAATTCACGACAGCACTTAGGATAGCCCAAGACCTGACCGAGCACTTCGTTATTGTGGGCAATGTCTGGGGTATTCGAGACGAGCGAGAGCACTTCGGGTCGCACAATCAGGACACGATACTCCCACGGCTTGGACGGATCAAATCCCGACGCTCCACTGGCAGACGAGTATCCATCAGACGACTGTCGGTTGACTTGCGTCACCGGCACAGCGGTAAGTCCATGAGATGCCGCACGGGCGCCCACCGTCATCAATTGGTCGGGTCGCACAAACGTATACATGCCGGGACGAATGCCCTCAATGACGGTCAGCCATTCAATCTCCTCACGCGCTTTTGAGACTTTATCAAATAACGGAAGCCAATATTCTCGCTCGGTCATTGAGGCCCATGCCCATCGAGTCCACTCGGGCAACACGGGTCGGTTGGGGTCTAATACTGAAGTGGTAATTGCGGCCATATTATTCATCCTTTACAAGTGACATATCCGTGTGATCACCATGCGGCACCATATCCGTATGGTCGCCGTGACTATTTGCATGCTGACCGTATTGATGTGAATTCATATATGTATTAGCGTCCATTCCCGACTGCACGGCGCTGACCGCAGCGTTCAAATGAATACTCTTTCCCTGTGACCATACAGTATACATCAATTTTTCAATTTTTTCTCTGTCGGGGGATAATGTAATCGGCAATTCTCCCACGCCGCGCAGTTTCTTTTCTTGAGACGCGAATTGTTCCTTGAGCACCGCACAATGCGTAGACCGTAATCTCCAGTCTCCTTCATACCCGTCTTCAAATTCTTCACCCGTGCCGGGACAGTGGCCTGTGCACACCACAAAAAAGCGACATCCCTGACACCCCCCGTGTTCTTGGGGTGTCACATACAGCGACAACTGTCGAATGTGCGCGCGGGTGCTTGGAAACCCCTCACCAATTTGCCATCGAGCGTTATATCCAAACCCCTCTCCTGGCAACCAATCAATACCATCCTTGACGGCTCGGGTGCAATTGCCCGGCGCACCGTCAGCACCAATACCCTGCACGGCGGCCGTGCTCCAGCCATCACACGCCGCATATACACACATTGCTTTGGACGCATCGCCGCGTAACAGTTGAATGGCTTCATCGAAGTTCAAAAACTTCATCTGGGTCAGTTCGCGACTTAGCTCAGCCAATTCTTTTATCGCCTGTTTTAATTCTGCATCTGGCAAATACCATTTACCCGCATGATGATCCATTTCAAGAAAATGGAAATTAATAAAACACACGCCTTTTTGGTCTAACTCACGAATCCACTGCTTAAATCGAGGCAATACCGCCGGTGCGCAGTTTCCCGAGTGGAGCGTCACGATAAGTGTTGGTCCGTGTCCCCAATAGGCCCCAGGCTCCTGTTGAAGCGCACACACCATATCAATTGCTCGTAGCGTTTTTTCAGTGGCTTTACGTGTTGCTTCAATTGTGCCCGCCCATCGAGAATCATTCAGGTCATCGGGACCGTCCAAACTAATACCGACCTGTGTATGATACTTGCGAAACAAGTCAATATGTTTGGGAGTAATCAATGATCCGTTTGTCTGGAGTCCTGATTGACCCCATTGGTCAAACGAGAGCTTTAATAGCTCTTCGAGGTCTTTCAGGTTCAACAATAACGGTTCGCCGCCAAACAGTTGCCAAAACCCCTTTGACTGTGACGCCGCTTGAAGAACTTTTTCGCGTTGATATTTTGCCGTTGGAGTGACGCGACGACCCGCTTCTTCATAGCAGTAGTCGCAGCGTAAATTACAAGTAACGCCAACGGGTAAAACTTCAATTGACATACACTATCACCATAATTTTTTTTCTGACCCATCAGGTAAAACGGCGCTTCGCGTGGGATCAGTATATGTTTTTTGTGTCACATCAGTATGGTCCCCGTGTTTATCGCCGTGCGGCCGATACTGATTAGATCCAGATGCTTGCAGAGTTTTATTCCATGCGGGCTGCAAATTTTCCAAATGGGATGGGTGATCGTCAATATGATCCCCATGCTCAATAACATCGGTATGGTCACCGTGCGGCACCATATCAACGTGGTCGCCATGAGGAACAGTGTCTCCCTCGACACACTCCACCGGCGCCGGCGGCAGAGGCGCAGGGGGTGACGATGGCCCTGTCCACAGGGTTTTTAATTTAGCGACCCACGCCCATACAACCGCCATTCCACGACGAACAATAGCGATCACCCGTGCGACACGGGATGGGGATTGGTGCGTCAATATTACAGGAAGTGTCATATCTGTATGATCACCATGCGGCACCACATCGGTGTGGTCGCCATGGGGAACCGTCACATCATCCGTGTGGTCGCCATGCGATGTTGTTGGTATCAACATGTCGGTATGATCGCCGTGTGGGATTATCGTTTCCACGGGTTCGACCACCGGAGCGACTCCCGTGTCTACATGGTCACCGTGGGGAACGTCGCGAATCGTCGTATCGACGTGATCACCATGCGCATCGCCGTGTGGAATGTTTGCTACTTCGCGCGGCGGATTTGCATCATAATGATCCCCGTGAAGCTGCCCGCCCAAACCCGATGTAATATGTTCGTACTTCATTTTTCCCTCGACAATTTTAAGGGCCGTCGCTAAACTGATTTCTTTATTTTCCACCCATCCTCGATACATGAGGTGCTCGATCTCTTTTAATTTTGGATGATGTGATAGGGGCAGTTCACCGACATCAATAAGACGACGCTCGGCTTCTTCTAACATATCCTTCCATGTTTGACAGTAGGTCGATCGTAACCGCCAATCCCCATAGGTGCCGTGCGATTCTTCACCCGTGCCGGGGCAATGACCCGTGCACATAGACCAAAACCGACAATCCTTACATCCGCCGTGCTCCTGTGGTGTCACATAGAGAGAAAGCTGTCGTTCATGATAGCGCCGCGAGTCTTTGAACGTTCCAATTTGCCAGGGCGCATACACCCCCTGATTCTCTGGGCCTTCGGCGGGAATCCAATCGATTCCGTCCTTATTCGTGCGGGTGCAATGCGACGGGGATCCATCCCCCTCTAATCCTTGCACCGCCGACGTGTTCCACGGATCACACGAATGCCAGACGCACATGACATCATCCGCCCCACGAAGTCGTTTGACATATTCGGCAAAGTTGGTGATTTGCGTGGTTTCAAATTCGGTGCTCAACTCCCACAAATCCAACATGACTTCTTTCATTCGGTCGTGGGGCACATACCATTCACTATCTTTCGTCGCTTCGTGATCCAGTTCCATTGTATGAAAATTGATACTACGAATACCTCGACGATCGCAGTCCACAAGCCATGCCCGCATCTTTGGCCAGGCTTCGACTGAGCAATTTTTCGCATGAAGCGTAATAATGAGGCTGGGAATTAATACCGGATTATTTTGTTCTTTGGCCGCCGTCAGCAGCATATCAATCGCGGCGTGCGTTCGTGCCGTCGCTTTTCGTGTGGCGTCCAATGTTCCTGCCCAGCGGGAGTCATTAAGTTCGTCGGGACCATCCAAACTAATACCCACGTTTGTTCTATATTTGGTAAATAATTCAATGTGGGCGGGAGTGATTAATGTGCCGTTGGTCTGGACACCGGAACTTCCCCATTTATCGTGGGCGAGTTTGAGTAACTCTTCTAATTCTGGTAGAGGAATAATTAATGCTTCGCCGCCAAATAAGGACCAGCGTCCCGTCACATGCTCTAACTGGGCCAAGACTTTCGTGCGATCATATTTGTGCACGGGCTGAATGTCTCGAATTGGCTGCTCGTAGCAATATGCACATCGTAAATTGCACGTCACTCCCACGGGTCGAACTTCAATACTCATCGTATATCCTCTGTCATTATTTAGTATGTGTTATATCGACTGTGGTTTGTCAATATGCGTGATGTCGCTATGGAGGTCCGTGTGTGCCGTATCGGTATGCGCATCACTGTGCGCCGTGTCGGTATGGAGGTCGGTATGGGCCGTGTCGGTATGGAGGTCGGTATGGGCCGTGTCGGTATGGAGGTCGGTATGGGCCGTGTCGGTATGGAGGTCGGTATGGGCCGTATCGGTATGGAGGTCGGTATGGGCCGTATCGGTGTGCGCATCACTATGCGCGGTATCTGTGTGCAGGTCAGTATGCGAATTCACAAACTCCTGATCGGAATATTCGTCGGCGTGCGATACGTCGCTATGACTATCAATGAACGGTGTATCAGTATACGCATTACTAAATGGTGGACTGTTTGTATAACAGGTGCCGTCGGTGTGGGCGACATACAACTCAAATCCACCGTACTGCTCCGGAAACACAACTGTCTCATCGGTATGACAAAAATCGTTATGGGGATACTCACACCACGGACCTTCTACATCGTTATGACAAACTTCATACGTTGCCGGATGATCGCTATAATCACCATACGGCACATCAGTGTGATCGTTATAATATTCATCCGTGTGTAAGTCGGTATGCGATACGTCGCTATGCGTATTGTTGAACGACACATCGGTGTGGTCGTCAAGATGTGTGTTCACGAAGGACACGTCATTATGCGTGTTGACAAACGATACATCATTATGCGTGTTGACAAACGATACATCATTATGCGTGTTGACAAACGACACGTCGCTATGGCTGTTGACAAACGATACATCATTATGCGTGTTGACAAACGACACGTCGCTATGGCTGTTGACGAACGATACATCATTATGCGTATTGACAAACGACACGTCGCTATGACTGCTCACAAATGCCGTATCGTCGTGCACCCAATTTTCATATTGTGTTTCGCCTAAAAAGTGTAGCTGCCCGTTAGCACTCGACGGCGCATAGGCAGTCTCAATCCACATCGATCCGGCTTTTCCCGTTTGTGGCGCAACGGGAGCACCGTTTGCGCGACGTTCGACTCCCGAGGCGTCAATATAATGCACATTATTCGCCTCAATCCAAATGCTTCCGGCTTTGGCACCTGCGGGACTTCCGAGAGACGTGCCATCATAACGGAATCGCGTATTGGCAGAATTTCTCCAATAGAGGTAAATCCCCTCAATCCACATCGACCCGTTAGCTGCCATGTTTTATACACTCCACTTATCTGCGCCCACCGGCAATACCAGACGACCATACGTGCTATTGTTCAAGTCCACGGTGTTTGCGACGTATAGTATACCACTAACGTTGACAGCACCGCTGAACGTCGCCGCTCCAGCGGAGGACAGGGTCATGCGCGTCGTGTTGTTTGTCAGAAACGCCAGGTCGCCCGTAGCTCCCGTGATCCCAATTTGCATCCCGGCTGTTGTGGCTGACAAAATGTTTGTAAAGTCGGTGCCGGTGAACGAGAGTTCATTAGTGCCCGATGCGTTGACGATACTGACTGGACCCGTGAATGTTTTGGCCCCCGCAAAACTTTGCGTCGTGGTAGTCACATACCCATTGGCCGTGGTATTCGCTTCGGGAAACGATGTTCCAATCACGCGCCAACGAGTAATCGTTGTATCATAATACAAATGTGCGGCGCCCTGTCGCGGCAACAACGCGTTGGTGTTGGCCGCACAATAAAAGGCATTTGTTGTTGCCCCAGTATTCGCGTGCTCTAAAAATACATCCGTATCACCAACATTGACCAGAATCAACGATCGCGGCTGTGCCGTATTCGCCTGTTCCACGCCGGCGATAGACTTGGAGACCGCACTAGAAAACCGATAGACCGAGGTGTTGGCCTGAACCGGCAGCGGAGCGGCGGTGCCGGCACCCGTTAATGCCGCATCGGTTTCAATAAACGTGCTCTTCCATTCAATCGGACCCCCAAGCACCATGCCCGCATTGAAGGTCGTTGTGCCGGTGATGGCCAAAGTATTACTGAGCGTGGTGGCACCGGTGACGCCGAGAGTATTACTGAGCGTGGCCGCGCCCGTGACCCCGAGGGTATTACTGAGCGTGGTGGCGCCTGTCACGGCTAATGTATTACTAAACGTGGTGTTGCCCGTGACGGCAAGAGTATTACTAAACGTGGTGTTCCCCGTGACGGCAAGAGTATTACTAAACGTAGTATTACCCGTGACGACAATGGTATTACTAAACGTCGCACCAAGTGTGACCGCCAAATTTCCTGTGAGGGTTGTTTTTCCGTTAATAACCGTATTGGGAGCAATCGTTAAATCGGTTCCTGATATAACCGTATTAGTCGCGGCGATGCTGACGTTAGACGCAATGATAGCTGCGGTATCACTCACCCCATTTGTGGTTAATTTAAACACTGGTGTGGTACAGCCCGTGGTCAATCCCCCGAGCACCACGTTGCCGTTTGCCACTAACGTGGCGGTCGTCACGGTTCCAGTGACCGATACATTTCCTTGTGCGGTATTATTGACCAAGACATACGCACTGGTATTGGACACATGGCTAATTAAATTATTCGTCGCGTCAAACCATGTATTAAACGTATCGGTTGGTTGAATTATGGGCGGTAAAGACATGGTTAATCTCGCTTAGAAAGAGGGTCCGAATATTTAGCCGTCAATGCCGAAACATGCTGTACCAATTCCAGTAATAAACTTTCGCACCGATCTAACCGACCATGAATTATCTCAAACCGCGCATCCACATCCCGTTGTTGTTGCTTTAATTGTTTGAGCGTGGTGCGCGACCGACGATGTCGCTCTAGATCATCAAGATTTGTAGGCAATAATGCTCGCGTTTCCGTATCACGCACTACCCGAGGGTCGTCAGTTTGTACTAAAGCCATACACGTATTTATCCTTTACTCATCTAACGCAATCGCGCGCAGATTAGAAATTACTGGTACCGACACGGTATCGGCGGTATACGGGTCATTACCTTGCCCCGACCGCAACACAATTTTAATAGCAAATGTATGGAACCGTGTAAAGGTTGTGCCATTGGACGTATACGACGCGGTACTACCCACCGTCGTGTATTCGTATTCTCGCTTTGTTCGAGCGGACGTCGAATAGGCCGACGCTTGTTCGGGTTTGAGTTGCATCAAGACCCACGGTTTTTGTGCAAACGTCTCCGTGTCTCCCGTCGCCATCACCTTGTAATAGACTTCAATATTATGCTGCGGCCCTCGGCTGGCCGAGAGATAGACCTTCAAGTCCGACGCATCAAACCCATCGGCCAAGCTAATCGCGCGTGTCGTGTATCGCGCTTTCTTCTCCCCAACAATCGCCGAATTTGGACTGGTTTCACCGACATACGTAAAGGTCGGTTGCACCGTGAAGTCCGTATTGGCCGCCAAAGAAATGACGGGGGTTTCGGTATACCCATATCCCGCATTTGCGACAGTGATGCTGGTGACATATCCCGTACTGTTGGTCACGGCTGAAATTGTTGCGCCGGTACCGGTTGCGCTGGTGACTGTGAGGGGATAGGTATTCGGTGACGTTCCCGTTCCAGATGGCGTGCCTGTGGTAAACACAAACCCGTTGGCATATAAACACCCGTTATCAATATAATTTTCAATAGTTCTGACACTGGTGCGATCCACATCATATATCGGCGAAACGTGTGGGTTTGTGGTACGAAGCCGTGCGCGAACGCGAACCGATCCCGCAGTATTCGCACTTACTTCCATACGTTCAGGCATCACCAAGTTTTGATTGGGTATCATTGTCAATGTCGAACTTGTACTATCAGTCGTCACGGTTGATACGGTAAACTGCGTATTATTACGAGTTGAGTCGAAGTCCAGATAATCCATGCCCACGTTCAACAAATCATACGACGCCGATTCAACCGAGTGATAGGTATTGTTTGCTAACTCGAATACCGCATATCCTTCGGAGGTCGCAAATTGGGCGCGATGGAGCACGAACATCAAATCTTCCAGTGGCTCCGCCACCCATGTGCGCGCATTCTGTGATTTGAATAACGAACCTCCGTGGGGTTGTTCGGTAATAATAGCGGCACTTCCAATCAGTTTCTTTCCAAGTTCGCCAACAAACACTTCATACTCGTTACTCTGAGAGAGCACGACTAACGCATACTCGGCATTGGGCGCCAAATATTCCGGTCGTTCAAACTCAAATCGCGTATAATGGTCAGCATTACCAATGTTTGGTGTTACACCCTCGGGCACCAGTTTAATTTTACTGGCCGGAAGTTCTACTTTAGCCAGTATCTCATCGGATGACGGATAGCCATTCACGGTACGACGCAGTTGCACCTCTACGGGCATACCACTTGTACCTTTTTTCGCAAAGAATAAGTCCGCGTGAGTTGCAAAGACCCCCTCGGGATACTGGTCATTTTGAACCACAAATGTTTGGGCTAATGGATCATAATACCCAACAGTCTCTGTGGTGGTCGTAGACTGATCGATGGTTGACGTACCGAACGTTTCAACCGTTCCAGTGATTCGACTATCAATTATTTGGCGCGTGCGAAGTAACGTGCGCTCTTTGGTTATAGTGGATCCCTGCGACACAAACGATTGACGGGCTTGAGAATCCGTATCACTGCTAATATTCATCAATTTGAAGATACGAGACCCCGTATTGAATTGCACCGAGCTACTAAGGGCGCGTTCATCGGGCGTCGTCGTCGGACGATATCCAGGCACACGGAACATTCCATAAAAAGTTCCGGGCACCACTAAAATACCAGTGCCCGTCGTGCTTGTCTCTGGGCGACCAATACTGTATCGAATCGGATGCGCGGTGGTATAACTAGTACGCTGTGCCGTAAACGCGTCCGTTGCTTCAGGCGACAAGCTTTCTAATGTTACGGTGCGCGTGGCCGCATCGTAGCTTCGAATGGTTGCGGTGGTGCCGCCAACACCTGTTGGTGTATCAAGTACCGCAGGTCGAAGGAGACCCTCGTTTAAATTAATTCGGCTATTGTATCCACCATCCGTGAAGTAAATGACCTTTCCCGTATACGGATCGCCGGTTGTTGGAGCACCGGCATCTAATTGAACCGTCCAATATCCACCGGAGGAACCGACGGACTGTGCTCGTCCGTGCCAGTGCGTATATCCCGACACCGTGATGGAACTGGGCGCCGAGGAACGGCTGGTTACATTAATAGTCGCGCCGGTAAATATCCCCGTCACGCCCGATACGTGCAATATTCCCGTGTTTCCACTCGTGCTAATACCGACAACTCGCGCGTCCCCACCGGCACTTGATTTAATAATATCGCCAATACGGAACGATTCAGCCGTGACAGCGGTTGTTGTTATTTCATTGGCACGTTCGACATAGGCAGTCACATCAATATCATCAAACGTCGCTTGAAGTTGTGCACCAGGCAACAATCCCCGCGCCGCAATGTCCACGTCGATGCCGCGCATTTTTGGCGCAATAGAGGTATCGACTATACGGTCCCCACCATCGGTCGTCGTAAATGAAAGACTTCGCTGTGTTTGTTGCAGTCGTCGGAAATTCGTCGTCGTCGTGGTTGTCGTTAACGTCACATCTTGTTGAATTGGACGACCAAAATTAACGCCGTCGTCAACAAAAAAATCAAAACTTTCGACGTACTCTAACGGACCCCGTGTTTCGACCGGTGCACCCGTGGATGACGTAGACCAGTAATCCCAATGCGATTCAATGACCCCTTCAGCAACACCGTCGTTTTCATTAAATAAATTTAACGTAACGTCGGGGCGGGTAATTGTATCAATCCACGTATCACTGGAGGGCAACAACTCAATAGACCCGCGCCATGAAAACACGTTGAATGGGTTGATATTGACCGACTTTGACGCCAACGGCTGTTTTGTCAATATTTCGGTGGTGTAGGGTAGCGCAATCAATCCCGACCGCGCGGCCAGATGATTTGTGCCAAACGCTGCAACGTTTGATGAATTGGTTGTATCTAACTGCACATTGTATGCACGATTGACTCGACCTAATGGACGCATTTCGTTATTGCGCGAATCAATGGCAATTTTGGTCTCGGGGTTTTTATAATTCACCACCCCGTGATTACTAAACATATCCGTGACAATACCATTCTTAAATCGCTCGTTATTGCTCTCATCAAACTCGGGACTGTTGAGCGACTGTAAGTCCATCGTGGATAGTGACGCATAGTATTCCAAATTTTCAATACGTTTTTCCAGTTTGCCAATATCTTTCATCGTGTATCGTTTGTATTCAAACGGCGTTACTGTCACAGCATCTGGGGTGGCGGTATAGGCCGGGAAATTTAAAATGTATAACGTAATCCCCGACGCAGAGTCTACAGGCATTTCAGGATTCTTACTCGGCAATCCCGTAATGACTTGGAACCGCTTATCTTTTGTTACGACCAGCTTGTCAATACGCGGTAAGTAATACGCATAGTCGGCACGATACACTCCGTCAGCAATCGGCAATACCGTGGTTTCAAACGTCGTGTCGATTGAGTTGTACGGATTTGTGGCGGTATTCGCGTAGGTTAAGTTGGCGGCACGCACGGGACGGAAATCGACATAGTTGGCTAACGACACCGTATTACCCGTCTTGGGATTGATAAAGGACGGAATGTCTTCCAACTCCATTGCGGTATTGCTCGCCGTTCTATAACTCGCCGGACTAAAATACGATAGGTTGGCAGCCGCGGCACTGTGCGCAAACATATCCACGACCACCAAGTACTGCGAACAGTTGGTGGTGTAATGCACATACCCAGGCTTCAACGAAATGGATGCATGATCGTAGCACCAATCGCGCTGGCCCGTATCGAGCGTATATCGACTTGTGACATCGACGATTGCGGCGGCGTTGGTAGCAATTGTATTGGCATGTTTTACCGCGTATACTTTTTGCACACGATGCACATCGGCAATACCCAATCCAATCACCCCATTTGATGAGGTGTTAATACTGTTAATCGCAATATGGCCTTTGTATGTTGTGGTACCGACATCGGACACCAAGTTTCCTGTCGCAACAGTTACACTCGACAGATTAGTATTACCCACATATAACGTCTTTGTGCGAGGGGCGGTATTCGCATTACTTCGTTCCATTGGTGCATAGAAATGAAGCACCGATGATCCTGCCACTTGCGTGTTGGCAAACTGCACCGTAATAGCTGCGGTAGATACGGCTGCGTTGGCCGTCACCAACGATAATACCTCACCGTTACTGTTACGCACCGCAATCATATGTCGCCATATGTCAAGCGTTTGGTCCGAGGACACTTCGCCGGCCGAAGGCGTGGCGTCAATGGTGAATCCAGTCACCCCTGTCGTACCCGCATTTCCCGTGACACTGCCCACATAGCGCAACACCGAATAACTTTCGTCGCTCAATGAGGCGGGGTTAATCGGGGTTTCGCGATACTTAAACAACATGCCCGTCATGGTCGGTGACTGCATCATGGTGTTCGCATTCGGGTCCAGCCCCACCTTTCCAAAGTAATGCACACTGGCACCCTTACTGGCGGCGTTGGAGTCGGCCATACCTCGAATACACTTGTCACTAAAAATCAGCGTGACATTCGCGGTGGTGTTAACTGTGGCTAACGACTGATCTGAAGCGAGCGTGAGCGTTTGTGTGCGACCCGTCGTGGCGTTTCCACTATACGTGGACGCCAGCACGGGGTAGCGAAGGGTCGCATTTTCAGTAGTGCGTAATTCAATAATAGCCCCCACATACGCATTGTTTGCCATGGCTAATACTGACCCGTCAGATGACGCGGCATTTTGACTCAACACAATGGTTTTTGCGGTTGCATCCACCGCGACGGCCACGGTCAACCGACTATTGTTACCGGACGCGTGTCCGCTGGTGTTGACTTGCAGCGTCTTGGTTTCAAACTCTGCGCCAATCAAATACATCTTATAGGTAGTGTTGGCATCACCAATACCCGAATAGTAGGCAAACCCACGGACGCGCGCCGAACCAATTTTACTCGAATGATAATTCCCCGACGTAGCATTAATCGCACTGGTATTGATGCCGGCAAACGGCACGCAATGGAGTTCGGCCCGCTCTAACGTGTTGGTGTTGAACAACCCTTTGTTTAAGTTCACAATGGTATAAGGACCAAACGCGGTAGACTGTGCGCCATTATTAATGTTCGCGGTGGTGCGAGCACGATTGGCCACCAGCTTGGTAGTGCCGGGGGTGCGCACTTCATACCCACGCACATACGCCACACCCTTCGACAATTCTAAATTGACTTTGTGGGGCGAAATAATGGTCGCGGGCGTATTGCTAAATTCTTGTGAAAACGCGTTGTTAACAATTAATACCGTATTATTTGTGACGGTCACTACGTCACGAGATTCTCCGTTGACAACGAGCGTATCTCCAATAGCCACCTCAGAGGTAAACAACGTCGTTACATTGGCCGTTGACCCGTTGGCATACGTTATTGATTGAACCGTATTGGCCGCGCTAATAACGGTGCTGGTTAAATTTCCGTTGATAAACCCCGTAATATTCGGAATCGACACCGGAGGATTGTGGTCTTTGACTTGTAACAAAAATGGACTTACAACGTAATCGCCCGATTCGTCATAGGTGCGGCGCGCCAACGTATCTTCAATAAACTCTTGCTGAAGTCGTTCGGGGATGGGTTGAATTATGCCCGCTTCAACGCGCAGTAATTCCACAAAATCCGCATCCGCATTAGGATCGATAGCATCATTTCGAATATCGCGGGCCACCAGTGTGGCGGTCAGTTTAAGACGATCTGCGCCAGGGCCGGCATAATTGGTTGTGCCCAGGGCGGGGTCGAGTAATGACTGATCTTCCAATGACGATACGATGGTTTCGGTGATCGCCAGACCAATGCGTTTTGATGGGCTATCCGTGGATAAACTTAAAATGATGGTTTGCTTTTGAACATCAACAAGATGTCCGCGCAAATAAAATACACCACTGGCTACCGAGAACGTACTGGCGGGCGTGGTTACTGGCGCCGTCGGTGTGCCTGGAGCCGCCACCATCGTCGCAATGGTGTCACCGCCCTCGATGGTCGAAAACTGAATACTCTCTCCACCTTCAAACTCGTTGACGTCCAATTTGGCGATCACAACGGCAGAATATGACGTACCCGTATTGGCGGTTACCTGTGTAATAATACCCGTGGCGTTACTCGTGAGTCCTCGCACATAGGCACCAACAGCCGTCTCTGTATTATAAAAATTAGTAATATTTACCGACTCGTCGCGCGTCACATATAATGCGACACACGTATTCGATAACGTCTGCTGTCCGCCGCTAACGGCCGCACCCTCTCTATAAATGCTAGAGGTAACCTGTTCAACCTGATTTTGTAAAATGGATTGAATTTGGTTTAACTCACGCGTCTGTACTGGCACACGAGGCTTAATGAGCACTCGGTGAAACCGCTTATCGCGATTGTAATCATCCCAGTAAGGCGAACTGCGTAAAACCTCTTGCGTTGTATTTGATAGCGGCATACTTTGATTATCCTGTTAGAAAGCCAAAATAGTTCGTATAACTTCTGACTGATTGTTTCCGCGCACCACAGGGCGCACATGATTCACATAAAGCACTTCACCTGTATAGGGCACAATTTTTGGTTCTGTTATCGCCAAGACCGTCGCGGTAGCTCCCGACGCTTCTACTACAGCACTCGCAAACGGTTCAGGCATTGAAAACAAGGTATCTATTTGGGATTCATCACGCACGTCTTCAGTATTGCCGTTTCCAATCCCTTGAATAGTGGTATTAGCACCTTCTGCCGCGCTAAAAGACGTCTGTGAAAGATGGGTGAGTTTTAAGGTAGTGCTTGTTTGTTCAACAACCACGCCATAGGCGCCCGTAAGCGGTTGATATACAATTTCGTCTTTAGTAAAAGTGGCACCCGAAGAAATGGTCAAATCTAATGTCATACTGTATAGATTAGCCGTTGCAACTTCTCCGTTTTGTAACAGTGGGTTTTTTAAAATACCAATACGTCGATACTCATTTTCTGTGGTGACATTTCCGCCTTCGTCATCGACCAGTTCTACATACAACATTACATGCTTAGCCAATAACTCATCTTTATTACTAATGTTATGATTGGACACATAGTGCAGTCCGCTGGTATTGGCAAATGTATTCCGTGGAGAAATTATGGCTGTGGCCGTTGCCCCCGATCCACTGTTCGCAGTCGCGATCGTCACATTGGCAAAACTATAATTTTGCCCGTAATCCGTCATATAAATTCCGGCGACCGCATTTCCTGTCACCACCAGACTGGCGGCCGCACCAGATCCATCACCAGTAATGATCACGGACGGGAGATTATTCGGATTATAATTACGTCCACCCGTTTCTATTGCAATGGCATAGATAGCCCCATTTCCCGTGCTCCGTGCCTGATTAAAAGTTTGATAGAGCGCGGACGCTGACGCTTGGACATCGCCCGTTGCAGGGTCGAGCACATCGGAGGCGTCTCGCACGGGCATGTAATCACCCGTCAGATATTTTTCAATATCTTCGGTAGACAAACTATACATATATTTCCATTGGTATTCCCCGTCGTTTTCGGCAGCACTACCTATAATGCCTGATGGGGATGGTACATCACTAATCGTTGGTTCTTCAATGCTCGCAGGAATTGATGTGGCCGTAGCATTGGTCGGATAACGGCCGTTGTGAATGCATTTAAATACGTCATTGGTAGACGTTAATGCATACAAAAAGTGCGTCGTATTAGACAATACCGTATTGGAACTATTGCGATGGTCATACATTTGATAGGATGACCCGTTTGTCCAGTTATGACGAGGTATTACATAAATTAAATTATCGTCCGTAATACGACGCAATGCCAACGTATCTCGCAGATAATTATATGACGTATCCTCCACAGAATCGGTTGGAGTCTCGGGAGTTAATTCGGAATCCGGCCACGGGGTCGAACGACCAATAAACAAATAATACGAATCATACGCCGCCAGTGGTTCTCGTGTTTTGAACAACTGGGGCGATAACTCGGTCGAAAACGCCGTATTAACCGTCACCGCCGTGCCATTGGACGCGATGTTGGTGATGAGTCGCGATTCCGCGTTCACCATCAAAATATCACCGACCCGCAACGTATTAAACACGTTGCCAGAAATAGTGAGCACCGTACTATTGGCGTTGGCCGTAATGGTATTGGCGCCATATGTGCGGAATCCCTCGGTGAGCGATTCCACAAATTGCTTCGCATTATGCGTGTGATACTTTTGCGTGGTCACGACTGGCATGTTCGCAATTCTCTCCTTGTCTATTTATACCGTTACACGGACGCGGGCGGCGCAGTAATTTCGATTGTAACAGCATTCCAGTTAACCGCCGTCAGCAATTCCTCTCCGTCATACGGTAATATTGCATCTTCTCCGCGCGCAGAGATATACGTATCAAACGTTACTGACACGCTTACTGATGCGGCAAGTGATACAACCGGAGCCGTAACGGTTATGTTAGTTGATGCGGCCAATGGAATTTGACTATGCCATATTTCTTCTTCATTACGAAGGGTCAGTGTGTTGGAGTCCGTGGGTATTACTAAATGCTCGGTTTCTTCTTCATTACTAAGAACCAGTGTATTGGTGGCCGTGGGTATTACTAAATGCTCGGTTTCTTCTTCATTACGAAGGGTCAGTGTATTGGTTGTTGCCGAAACGGTTACGGGTGTTTCGACCAATACGTTGGCATTGACTACGGTCATTTCCGCCGTACTTGTAGTTCTATTAATTGATGCGTATAGCACAGCGCCGGGTGCGGTTACAGTAATTGTATATAAACTTGGGGGGTCTGCTGTCGGGTCTTCTCGAACAACAATACTTAAATCGATACCCCCAAATGTAATTGTAGACACCAAGTCCAACTCGGTCGTAATTGTTTGTCGAGGAAGCAGTAGGCCACCGGCAGGGTGCACCAACTGTCGCACAATATCCGCATATCGCGTCAAGCTCTCTTCCACCGTCAAAATATATGAAAATGGCTGATACTTTGTTATATCTTGCAGATATTGATCGGCAGACGCAAAACTTCGCGTATTTTTAAAATACGGAATGCCATAACTTAACGCACCCAACGTCATACCTAACTGTGCATTATTACCCGATTGTGTGGTAGACGTTGTGCTATTGACCGTAAACGCAACGTTGCTATATCCCGTACCACCCGTAAGAACATCAACCTGACCAATCTGACCAATGTCTTTTGATACGGAGATGTCTGCGATGTCAAACTCGTCTCCAAAAATTTCTCTATACGTTAGTGGATCGGTGCCGTCTTCATCTTTAGTAGGAACGACTGGCGTTTGCACAGCAACTGTTGGTAACCCTGCCACATACCCCGATCCAAAACTTTCTACCTGAATTGCACGAATTTCGCCGATCTCAGTTCGCACGCCATTGACGTAAATAGGATACGTTGAAAGAGATGAGGTCAGACCGATAATCGTGGATTGTAAATTGGCGCCATAAATGGCCGATCCGATAACAGCACTCCACGAACTAGCATCTAATTGAATTGCCGATTCTTGAAGCAATTGTCGGCCCTCAGTCTCATCCACTAAATCATCCCCATCATTTTCTGGAGTGAGGGCATCGTTGAGCGAGAGTCCCCCAAACAAATCCGACAACGAAATACCCACTTGATAATAATCAATTGCTTCACGTTCGGCGGTGTATTCACTGCCGTTATCGACAAAAGTGAGAGTATCCCCATCCGCAATGCCTGCGGTTCCATCATAGTGTAGTAGAATATTGCCAGGTGTGACTTCAGAAACATACCCCGCCAACCCCGAGCCACCACCCGTGCCGGTGTTATCGACCACCAACGGCAATCCCACATAGTAGCCCAACCCCGGATCATTAATATTAATTTCCGTCAAGTCCACATCGGTAAACGCGGCGATACGACCCACGGCACCAAACCCACCCGTGAAAGGCGCACCATTGGCATATCGAGCCGGAGGATATATCAAATCGCCAATTTGATATTGCGAGCCGCGCTGATTAATTGTGAACCCCGTAATAGATCCCAGTAGTTGACCCGTAATGGCATTAGGATCGTTGGTAGGGAGGGTCGAGATTGTCTCCCCCGCCACAAACGTGGTAGATTTGACCAACTCTTGTACTAACGAATACGTATAAACTTCACTCGCTAACCCCTCGGGAGGTATACCAAATTTAGTGGCTAGTAATTGTGTGCCATCTTCAAGTAACAGCCCACCCACCTCGCGACTAATAATAGGTTCGCTAATGGACATGCGCACGACCCGTTGCGCACCTTCACGCGTTACCGAGGACCGCAGCACCGTTGCACGCGCATTACTGGTTAATCCAATAATTTCACGCGTCTCCAACAGCGCCACGTTGCCGGTCACAGAGTTGGCATATGCATACCCCATTCGCAGAAGAATGGGCTTGACGTATTCATTATCGGACGTTGTAAAAACCGAGTCGCGCGGATACGAAAATTCTATCTCTTTGTCAAACACCGATCGAAACAAAAACCGATACGACTGTTCGCTGCCTTTGGCTTGATAAAAATCTAAAATGCGCGGCAATAACGTCGCGGTATCCGTCAATCCCTCGGGAATATTCCGTAGATACGTATCTCGAAAATACGCGATAAAATCATCTAACGTGTGATCGACATCGTGAATAGATAAAATTTGACGAGCCGCACCTGACGCTTGACGAATTGACCGATCGGTTTCGACGGTGTGCGTGTTGGCAAAATACGACCGAATGGGTAATTCGTACACTGTCAACGACGTATTGTTCGCAATTGAACGAATGCGAAACTGGTCGGACCCGACGCGAATCTGTACGTTATTGGCATAAATGCTGGTGTTCGCAAATTGCGTGCTGCCACCAATAATTGTCGAATTGCCCGTTTGGACAGTGACAACGCCAGGCACACTTTCATACGTCGAAGTAGTCGGCAAATCATCGTATTGCTCAAGAAATTCATAATAGGCCGTCACAAACGACACAAACGCCGGATATTCGGACTCTACAAAATCCGGAATAATCTCGCCTATGCGAGTGCTGATTCGATGATGAACGTCGTTGGCAAAATGTGACATGAACGTCTACACTCCAAACGATCCTGCACCTAGCTGACCACCACCACTGGTTCGACCATACGTCGTGTTGCGACGATTTAACAAATCATTGACAAGCGTGATGGTAATATTTTCAGTGGGCAAAAGTACAATCTGATCTCGGTTTGGAGCAATATCCGAGTTAAGTGGAATGGCGCGAATTTTTAATTCACTAATACGATTTGTGCTAATGTCTCTTGGCGTAAACGTTGTAAATGTCAGCGTCCCCGTCGCAAAATTGACGGTACCCACATTTGATTTAATTCGAAGAAGCGTATCGTCGGTATCAGTTTTATAAACATGCAGGTTTACCCCGTCATTTTGAATCCAACAATGTTTTTGCGACAACCCGCCTTCATCCACATGCGTAAACAATTGCGTGCCAACTTTACTGGTTACACTAACGGTGTTCGATGACACCGCCCCAAACCGTGATTGTTGAAGGGATTGAAAAATAGGATTGGCAAATTTAACGGTGTATGTTGAAACCCCTTGGGCTACTCGTAATCGTTTTTCTAATAAAAGAGTCGTTAAATTACTAACAATACTAATTTCAGCATCATCAATCGCGGAGGATAGCTGTGAATACCGAAAGTATGAACCAAACTGCCCAAGTTGCACACGGGCGTAATCTTCCATCGCCAGCCGCACTTGCTGTTGCAGTTCTTGCACCGATAACCCCGTGCGCGCAGGGGTATATCGCACTTCAGTGTCGGCGGCCAAATAAATGTAGTCGGGATCGATGGCTTCAAACGAGAGAATTGGCGAGGCCTTCGGGCGCAATACGCGCTGAATAATATTGGTCTTTTGCGTAGGACCAAACCGCTCGGCATCGACGGGTTTCAAACAAATAAACATTTTTCCATAAGTCGGGGGGTCGTGGTCTTCACCGCCCCACACGGTCAATGAATCAATGCCGCTGACTTCGGACAGCAGCACACTTCGTGCATCTTCTGGGGTGACCACGCGGCCCTGCGTTTGATAAATGTTCGGGGCCAACCGTTTGATGCTGTCAATACTTTCGCGCTCGGCGCCGCCATATGCGGGAATGTTCACGTTACTCAACGTCACCGTCACATTGGTCGTTTCACTGACCGCACCCAATCCGACCCCGTCATAGGTAAACGTATTTGCTCCAGTACTGGCATTTCCACGGGACACCAAGTATTGAATCGTGACCCGCTGCCCTAAACTGAGATTGCGACCTAACCGATCGTCGCCAAACTGAATTTCATAATCGCCGGCATTTGTTTCAAACAAGAAATACACATTCGACGTTGAGTTGACCGTGACCGCCGACGTGGCGCGAGTATATTCAAACGTAATCGGGCTGTTGGCGCTTGGACTGACCAAGACCGTCATCGTGGTGGTATCCACATTGGTATTCAACACCTGTAATGTGGTGCCAGTACTACTTCGATTTTGCGTCGTGACATCATACGTTTGCGTCAGCAGTGTGCCTTCGCGCAACGGTATCCCCCGCATAGTAATTGTGGTGTTACTGTTGGGGTACACTAAGGTGTCATCGAGTGTATAAAAATTGAACCGTGTGCCGGCGGCGTTACTTTGAAACCGCGTGTATTTGGGCAATAATAGTGTGGCTTCACTTGGAGACACATTTCCTACCGTAATATCGACTTCCGCGCGCGAACCCGTCACCGACCGTGGAATATAGCCCACCTGTTTGGCCGCGGCGACAACCGAGTTGCGCAACTGTGCGGTTTGAAGAAACACCTCGTTGATGGCAAAATTGGTATACCACCCGTGGTAATACGCATCATAGGCTAGAATGTCAATGAGTAGCGACAGGGCGGACCCTTGAAAATTGTAGTCCTGAAACTCTGCGCGGTTTTCCAAAAACCGTTTAAGGTCAGCGCGTACGCGGTCAAAATCAAGCGGAACGAGTTGAATGTCGGGTGTTGATGCCATATGTGTTTACCGTAAGCGGCGCAATAACACGCCGGTTGTAACAAGAGTTGGCAAATTACGAATCATAAACGCAATTTCAATCCACAAGGTATTGGAGTCAAGATATTCCCCTGTGGGTTTTTTATCAAAATGCATGTCCACATACTGTAACGTAATTCGGGGTTCGAATTGTTTGAGCACGTCCGCAATATATTGCGCCAACACAGCCGTAGTGACCGTATTCAACGGTTCAAATAACACGCGGTTGACTTCACTCCCCACGCCGGGCTGAAACACCCGTTCATACAAACTGGTGAGCACTAACAGCTTCACGGACTGCTTGACCGACTCTTCGTCCGTCACTATTGCCACGTCCTTTGTAATAGGATCGGGTAAAAATGAAATGTCCACGTCGCTGTAGATGGCTGCCATATGCGTATTTAGCTACTCTGCCTAATAACATTGGTGTGCTTGCTCACACTCAGATTTCGAAGAATAGTCGCCACAGCCATCGGTGCCGGTGCCACACTCACAATTGTCAAGATAATCCACCCCGCCTGGAATGCGGTCTGAACCACCCCAACATCCCCCGCTAGAAGGATCGGAATCTTGACAGGGGAAGTAGTCATCACCTGATATTAAAGCGCCGGTAACGGTATCGATAATAATACCCGCTGACCCTGCCTGAGTTACATCCCCAACACCACTGCAATCTCCAGCGTTCGAACGCTGAATTCGACTTTCCCAATAGCCATTCCATCCTACGCGCCAATATCCATCACTAAATAGATCAGGATTTTGGGCTTTTTGTATCCAGTATGACACGTCAACGGGCTCACCGCATCCATCAATAATGGTTTCCGTTTCTGGATTTCTTCCATTAAACACCGTGCGAATATATGCCACAATAACCGACCGAAGATAGGATTCCGAAATATCCACCCCATCTGGAACTTTCCACGAATACTGCGTTCCATCGGGTCGCACACGAGTCTCTCCCGGTAGGGGAATGACGGGAATACACTCTCCCGCTTGACCAGATACACCAAATCTATTGTCCGCCATATCTTGTGGTGTGGCCGTGTCCAACCCTACTGGCTGTAACCGTTGTTGACGGTCGGCCAGCATTGTGCTAAATTGTTCACCAGAGGCCGCCAATTCTCGCCCTTCAGCACTTGCGGGTACCCATTGATACCAATGAAGGCCCTCTACGTGCGTGTCGTTAAATGCTTTCGTGAGTACTTGTCGCCGGCGACCCTCGGCTCGAAACGACACATGAATCCATACCTGACCGCCACCACTCACATCAAAACACAAAATTAATTGATCGTAGAGAATGTGATCGCGCATCCACTGTGCCAACGCAAAACATTTGCCCGCCTCAGTTAACGACCCCGACCCAAACGTAATGTCCATTGCTTCGCCCGTTTCGTGAGGGCTGGTGGTCGAATTTTCTGCGCGAAACCCTTCTAAAATAGTTAACGACCCCCAGCCGCGGCCTATCGCATATTGATTGGTTGGGGCATACACGTTTTCGGCCAATAATACTAACCGATACATAATTTCATCTTCAAGTAATCCTCGTTGGGGATACAGTCGCTCGATAGGGGTACTAATCTGAACGTGCTTGATGGCTTTTTCGGCAAGTTTTTTATGCGTTTCGTCAATCTGGAATGTCTGATTTAACGGATTAAAAAATCGCGGCGATTTCACTAATGACGCGGGGGTCTTAAACTGTCGGGGAACGGTTGGAAGCCCAGACCCAAGAAATCCCGATACTAAACTTGTTGCGGCTGACGCAGCAACGGTCTTGACTAACGGTTCTGCCATGGCGGCGGCGGACGCCGACAGTCCTTCTTTTAACGGACGACGAATTTTGTCTGGATCTAATTCCTCAATAATTTTGGCGCCTAGGTCTACCCCTCCGGCGATGGCCGTGACTTTCGACGCACCCCCACCTAATTTTCCAAATCCAAATTTTGGAAGTTTCACTTTTCCAAGTAACTTGGCGGCAAATGCTCCAGCCACCGGACCCAATGCCGCGCTGGCCGCCATAGATACGGCTTTGGATTTTAAAATTTTAGAGGTGGCACCTGCGACCTTATTTTTTAATTTGGATAATTTTTTAGATGTGCCACTGGCGGTTTTAATTTGTACAGATCGTGGAGGACGGCCGGACGCCAGTAAGGCGGCTACCGATCGAATATCACGAAATGCAAATTTTTTCTTTCCTGTGGTGTCTTTGGTATCAGTTGACATTGTCGATTATCCTTTTCCACCCCATCGCGATCCGTTATCGGGAGCACATACCGGTACAAACTGTGGGCGCGCCTCTGGACTATCCACAGAGAAAATAATATCCACTGGTTGATATTGTAGTCCATTGTACAATGGTACCGGGCTGCGATACATAATGGCATCAACGGCATGACCGTTGTATTGATTTTGCCCGCTGGTTTTATTAATATGACCCCATTCTGATCCTGAGTGTTCAATCACATATTCCGTAAACCGTCCCGCACCCGCATGGGTTCGAATATCATATTTGTCCGGATCTAGACCACTGGCGTCGTTATACAGTTTAACAATATCTAATGCCGGAATGTTTGCGGGAGTACCGCAAACACCTTCACCGCTGCTGACCCCTGCTCGACTTGATACCGTCAACATAGCCGTATTAATTTGCGGCACTTCAATGACCGGACTGGTAAAGTTAACCATCATATCTCGTAGGTGCAACCCACTATGGCCCAGCGGGTCGGTATCCGAATACATAAATTTTCCAAAATAGTGTTGCAGCGGTCGAAGCCGATACACTTGCAATGTTCCTGTTTGCGACGTCTGTCCCCACGGTGCCGTCAAAATAGCGACGGTATTGGATGCAACAGATTCTATTATCGCATTGGTGCCATTCAACTCAACGGTATCTCCAACCTCAAGGTCTTCATCAAATATCGTATTAGTGCCGCGCAGTTCACGGCTTCCCTCAGTCACTCGCACCGTGCCTCCCGATGGTAGTGGGAATGCGTGAGCGGGTTTGGGTTCAGCCGCGGGCGGAGTGGTATCGGATTGTAGAATTTGTCCAGCTTCGGCTTTATCCTTTTGTTGAAAATCGCCCAGCTCCACACTCAGATTAATATGCGTGTTATAACTTTCTATATTACCCACATCCTCTGGCGTGTCAAAGGCCCGACCGCGCAATTTCTGATACACCGTCGGCGTAGACGCCGAACCCGTTTGTTGTCCTGCGCCCAGCACTTGCGCGGATCGATACAAGGTAGGATTCGACAGCGGTAGCTCGCCTGGCTGTTCGGTCAGTAAAGAAATCGCCGGCTCGCCCGACGCATCCATCGAGTTTTCTTTGAGAGCTTTGGCAATGGCCGCATCGAGCACACTTAATGTCGCCGTGGGCGCCGGTGTCTGTAGTCCATTATAGAGTAGCGTGGCTGCCTTTGTGGTGAGTGCGAGTTTTTCCACGGTATTAGCAGTATTGTTGGCGGCCGTGAGCGTCGTAGATACCCCATTAAATCGAATATCGGGAGCACCACTCGCTTGTTTAATGGCCGCCAACCCCTTAGCGTTAATCGGTAGATTAACCTTCGGCACAAACGTTGGGTCGAGTGGATACTTATCATTAATCACTACACCGCCAGGCAACGACATCATGGGCGTGCCACCCGGACTAATTCCACCAATATCCACTTTTGGTGCATTTAAAAATATCTTATTGATGGCTTTCATTTCAATGTTATCGGCCTGTATTTTTAATTTTCCTTTAACATTAATTGCGGCATCGTCCTTGGCGTCAATGATTAATTCGCCTTTTCGAACGTGTAGTGTATATCCACCTTCTACCACAATATTATAATCGCCGGAGATAAGAACTTCATTATCGCCTATGGTGACATCTTGACGTTTTTTTACAGACTTATACTTTACACCACCATCGGGTCGCATTTCAATGTGCGACCCCGACCGATGATAAATGTGTATCCGCTCGGCGCCAGGGCTATCATCAACTTCAATAAGATGCCCAGCTTCGGATTCAACCAATACCGTATTATATGGATATGTTGGATTATACGACGGGGCGTCTTCTTCAATCGAGCCGGATCCACTCCCCATTCCAACCGCTGCGGCTATGGCCCCATTTTTAGCAATCGCCGATTTTAATGCTCCGGCACGCGATACCGTAGCACCGACCGCCGGCGCACCGGACCCCGTGGGTGTGCCGGTGCCTCCGGTGGTATCCGTAACCGTGAGCGCATTTAATACCGAGGCGGTAGGAGAAATGGTCTGATAGGGGCGAAATACCCGCGTATTTTTGTTTAACGCAGATGTGGGTTGTGCACTCGGTAATGGCGGCGCGGGTGCCGGCGGTGACCCTGTGGGGGTCAGTGGGCTTGGTTCGACCATCGACACCGGAGGAACAGTTACATCCGGGTCTTCTAGCTCTTCTTTGGTTAGTGGCGACATCTATTTCCTCGCATTCTAAATGTCCATTTCGGGATACCTATTAAACTGCTTGGCGTCAATCACATCGCGCATTCGCACACCAGGCAATACTCCAAGCATGACTGGTTGTTGTGCAATTTGACCATCCAGAAAAAACCCCAAGACCCACGAGGACTCTGCGGGAGACTTCACGCCGTATGGGTTGTTTAATGGTGCAACGGGAAGTGCCCACGGCAACTCTTCGGTAGGTAATAGCGTCTGGTCAGAGGTATGATAGCCAAAGATTCGCACTTTCGCTCGACCAATCTTCAACGGGTCGTTGCGGTCTTCGACCACACCAATCCACCAAAAGAACCCATTTTTACCCATAAAGTCATGGGCGCTAATTGAGCCAATGCGGTGGTTTTCTTGAAACTCCATACAAAATATTTAGACTACAACAAAGAATCGGTTACGGCTTCAAATGTGGTTTCGTACAAAAATGACTGACCTTTTCCATCACTGACCAGCGAATGTTTCGCACTAATAATAATATATCGACCCGACGCAATATCCATAACGGGTGCGCCAAGATTTTTATTGTTAATTGTTGTAGGAAATTCAATATTAACAATGCTTCCCGCATGAAGTTCTGGAGCGCCGGCCACACTACCACGAACACATCGTAACTGTAACCCAAGCAATTCGCGATTTCGGCCATCTAACGTTTGTGCAATAAAATTGTTGCGGTATTGCGCATCGGGATCTAAGTCAGTGACTCTAGGATTTTTTGCGCTAATATGTGTTGTAGGAATTAAAAATATGCGAGATGTTGCTGGTGTGCCTTGCCCCATAATCGGGGGATAAAAATCTCGACGATTTAATTTTTGGCGGTCGGCATATTCTACTGTGGATCCTGTTTGCGCAATACTAGACACTTCGACACTACACTGTCCTGATAATACATCAGGTCCGATAGTCACAGAAGAAAAATATCCCCGCGCTAACGCATACATGATATCAAATCCAGAAACGACTTGTAGTTGTTCGGCTTTAATTCGCGTCTTAGTGTTGCCTTGGTCGCGTAATCCCGCAAGCTCCGTATATAGTGTAGGAATATCTGGATTTTGTTTTGCAAGTTCTAACAATCGACGAAATGATGTAAAATGATATCCTTCTAATGTTTCAAAAAACATGTAGTTGGTTTCATTGGTTGCAGTTTGTCCTTGTAGCATCAGAAGTTGAATAACTTCCAACGGCCGCATATATGGCACAACAAACCGTATTTCTTTGTTTGTGGGTTCTCGTTCAACAAACTTTTTTGTACTAGCTAATCCATATGGTTGTTCTACAATATCTCGAACAATATTCTCAGGCTTGTCCCAATAAGAACGAGAAATTTTTCTGCCAGTAGAAGTTATAACTTCAGGGCTACAAATGCCTAACGTATATTCTTCATTGGCTCTATTGACTGGCGACCGATTAGATTGGTTATACACAGAAAACCCGTGTGGTCCAAATTTTCGTCGTTGTCCTGTTTCTCTATCTGGCACCGAAAATTCTAACCGTAACTGATCTAGTCCTCGCATAAATGCTAAGTTAGTAAGAGATTGAGTATCTCTAAAATATACTTGTCCCGTTAATCCTGGCGTAAACATATCTTCAAAAATGTCAATGCGGTTGACATATGACCGCACATCATCAAGAATTGCCTTTATTTTTTTTAAGTCGGGATCAGTAGGGTTGAGCAACAACGGCGATAATAGTTGCAACCGATCCATCGAAACCGTTTTATCGGCTGCGGGAGATGTGGCCACAGAAGAGTTTACAGTCATCTTATTTTACCAATGCATTAAATTGCGATACAAATTGCTGAAATGTTGGCAGCGATAACCGTTTAATAGCCCGTCGTTGATTGTTTAATGACGTTTCATAATCAAATATGCTAATGGTGCGGCGTGTTGACGGCATTTGGTTATTATACAATTCTTCGTCCACCACAAACTCTTGGTTAGTTGTCGTCTCTCGCCACAAATATTGATAAACTTGCGAATTACTTGCTGTCACGCCGTTATTGGCTCCAGGCGCAGATTCATATTTCATATTCATATAATTATAAAATTGCACCTCGCTCATTGGCCAATCATACAAATCTTTCATGCCATTGGATAGCATTACAACCCAAGCATACTCGGACGATCCATACCATTGGGCCGCCAAAGTATCGGGCCGATCACGGTCTTGAATTATATACGTTTCATAAGACCCCGCTTCAAAATCAACTAAAAATTGCAATGCCATATTTGGCACCGTACGCACAAACTCTTGGGCCACTCCATTAATAATTTCGGTGGTGTGATATTTAACGGCGGGAAAATTTTGAAAGTATCGCATATACTACTCAGTTAGAATCGAAACCGCAATCCCGTAGGCGCTGTTCCTTCAATATTGGTAACAATTGGGTCTATTCGTGCTTTATCTCCCGTAATACGATCTCGTGTCAGTAATACCATTTCTTTGAACGTCATATCTAACGTAATTTTGGCAGGATACTGTTGTTTGTTATTTTGTGGCACTAATAACTTTGGACTGTCGGCGCCACCACTGTAATCTACATTTAACGATTCGAGCACCGACGGCAATAACGTAAACGTCGTATCTTGAACAGAGTGTGTAATTTGAAATTCAAACGGAAAATCAAAAAACCCTCCGGCGCTTGTCAGTGCACCCGTTCCGGGTCTTGGATGCATTGCATACTTGAACACCGTAATAATGTCGTCAATAATCAAAGATTCATTTAGACTTCGTGGCATAAACACATACGAAAATGTGTGGTTTCGAAACCCCATATTTTGAAATACGTTTTCGGTATACGGATTATCAGCCACACCAAAAAACACGTTTAACGCTTGTGACGCATTCGACCCACCAGTTTGATTTGCAAAGTCATTAATCACCCCTGACACGGCCGATTGAATTCCTATTGCACCTTGACTTACCGCGGTTTTTGCCACGGCTTCACCCAGACCCTTAGCCAAATTTCCAAGACCGGCATCGTTTGCTTGTGCTTTACCCGCAAGTTCTGCTAATACATTTCCCGCAGCACCCAATGACTGACCCAACTTAAACTCGCTATACGTAGCTGTATAATCGGTCTTTAACGCACTGGTTGGCGTTGGCAACGCAATCGCATACGTGGGTTGTGGTAAGTTGGTAAACAGCGCATCCGTCGTTTGAGTAGAATACAATCCGGCGGCTGCTCTCTTATACGGCATAAACAGCGTAAACGGAATTGTTTGAAGTGGAGTGCGGCCTTCAACGAGACGACCCCCAAGCCCCTCGGGATACGCAAGAACAGATCCGCTAGATGTAGTCGGTAGATTATTCAACGAACGACTTTGATACGCTCCGTTGTCTAGGTATTGCGTAAAGACGTTACTTGCCATATATCCTCGCTCTAAATAGAAGGGGCATCTTATTCTATATATGGCACTCAAAGGACGTTTCTTTCCGCGCAACCCGCACAAATACCTCGGGAATCCACAGAACATTGTGTTCCGTAGTGCCTGGGAACGCACCTTCATGGAATACTGTGATACGCAACAAAGCATTCTGCAATGGGCGTCCGAAGAGATGACCGTGCCGTATTACTTCACGGGCGACAGCAAATGGCATCGCTATTACCCCGACTTTGTGGTCAACGTCATAACCAAAGACAACGAACGTCAAACATGGATGGTCGAGATTAAACCGTCCAAACAGGTCGCGCCACCGGTCACGCGATCGCGCGGCGGCAATCAGCGTCGCTATCTACGCGAAGCCGTCGAGTATGCCCGTAATCAAGCCAAGTGGACGGCGGCCAGAGCGTTTTGTGCCAACAAAGGCTGGAAGTTTGTCATCATTACCGAGAAGGACTTGTATCCCAATGCCCGATAACATGCTCGACCTCATTATCGCTCGGTACCTGCGTGGTGGGGTCAATGTGCGGGGAGCACTCCACGACTCGGTTCCTACGGAAAGTCCCGCCACGGGAGCGCCAGCGACGGCCAATACACTACCTACGACACTGGGGGTCTCGTTCGTTCCTCTAACCAACCAGATTGGTTCCTCTCCGACCACCCTCGTGAGCGATTCGTCGGTACTGTGGGCACGACACGCGACCGAGATTCTGGGCGGCATTAAGGGGAGTGATCAAGCCGATATTATTGCCAAATACAGTGAGATGCGCAGTATGCTCATTGACCCGCGCGGCGTGGTGCCGGGGTTCTTCTATACGTTTCGCTATGAAGCGAAAACGGTGGACCAGTATGATCGCTATCCGCTAATGCTGGCCCTCAAGAAAGACAACAAGGGTATTTTTGGCATGAACTTTCATTACCTACCCCTCAAGCTGCGGTTTGCGTTGTTTGAAGCCATGATGCCCCTGATTGTGCCGTTACCCGTGCAACAAATGAGTCTCATTTATCTGACCTATGAAAAACTGAAGCGCCGGCGAATGGTCGGCAAATACCCGACCCTCAAGCGATATAGCTTTGCACAAATCAAAAGTCGCATGGTGTTTATCTCACCGTTGGAGTGGGCGGTGGCGCTGGCGTATCCGAGTGAGCGGTTTATGCACACGACCCAAACTCGCGTATGGAACGAAAGCCGGAAAAACCTCAAGAGCTTATAACGAACCGCACTAAATATTCATATGGCAAATCTTTTCGACCCTAACGCGTTTTTTCAAAAAACGGCATACTATGCCAGTCAGGGGCGGGGTGTATTTAAGCTCAACACGGTGCCTGGGGTATTACAAGCTGCCGGTATTACGGCAAATTCTCCAACATGGGCACTCTGTGCTAATGGATTGATGGCCAAATCCGTCAGCACGCCTGGCTATTCCCTTGCTACATTTGAAGAGTTTAGCTATATTGGACCGACACGCAAACACGCCCACACACAAATTTTCGGTCCTCTGACAATTGAATTTTTCTTGATGGGGCAGACGCCACAAGAAGCCGAATCTATTTTCAACATCTTTACGCTATGGCAAGAAAAAATTGCCGGAGCACGGTGGGGAGCAAACGAAGCTGCACGAGGCTCGCGATCGGACTCTACATTTTTTGCGGTTGAATATTATGATAACTACCATACAGACGCAACGTTTGAAATTTATAGTCCGCACATAAGCCCTGGCGGCATTGATAAAGAAATTAAACCTATCATCTCAGTTAAGTATTTCGAGGTGTGGCCGCAAGCCATCGGGGGGTTTAATACATCGTGGGAGTCACAAGATACTCCAGCGACACTTTCGGTTACTTTTGAATACTTTCATTCAATTTCTCGTCCATCTACTTAATGTGTGAGGTTCAGTTATGAAATTACCCGTGCTCGATACGTATGCGTTCCCTATTACTTTGCCGTCATCTGGAAAAATTGTGAATCTTCGCCCGTTTTTAGTGCGCGAAGAAAAATTGTTGCTTATGGCACAAGAATCCGACAATTATGATGACCACATTGAAGCGATTGCTCAAATTATTAAAAACTGTTCTAACGATGAGGTTGATCCTCGATTAGCGCCCTATTTTGATATTGAATACTTGTTGCTTCAGCTACGCGCCCGCAGCGTGGGAGAAATTGCAACCCCCGTATATGTGTGCCATAACAAACCCAACGGAGATGATATTGAATGTGGTGCGCGCACACCCGTCAACATCAACCTCACCGAAATTCCCGTGGAGCACATTAACACCGACCCCGAGGCGTTTTTGTTAAAGCTATCGGATAAGTATACGCTGCATTTGAAATATCCGACTGTCTACACCATCCATCACCTTATTCTTGCCGCACAAAACGAGGGGCAAATTGGCGCTCAATCATTTTTGACGGCGTTGTGTGATGTATTTGATACGCTCGAAAACACCGAAACTCACGACACCTATAATTTTACAGATTATACAAGCGAAGAAAAAATGGAGTTCTTAGAATCGCTGTCGCCGCGCAACTACGCCGAATTAATTGAGTTCTTGGATACTCTTCCGACTGTGGAAAAGAATATTACTTTTACTTGCGAAAAATGTCAGTTTGAACATCATCTGTCGCTGTCGGGAGTCACGGATTTTTTAGACTAGTGGCGCGGTATGATACCCTCGCCAACCATTATCAGACTATTTTTACCTTAATGCAGGAACATCGCTGGTCGTGGGGAGACATTCAAAACATGATTCCGTTCGAGCGCGACATTTATATTATCCTGTTAAAACAATGGGTAGACAAGAAAAACGAGGAAATTGCACAGCAGCAGCAATCTCGGCAACTACGATAAATAAACAATATGGCAAAAGGTTTACCTAAATTTAGCGAAGACGACATTCTCAAAGCGTTGCAGGAGCGCAAACGCACCGTAGACGCCACCCGAGCACTTAGAGGTGGCATGGTCGCGACGCTTGAAATTAAAAGTCAGTTTGATGACAGTCGAATGGACGTTATTCGTGATATGAGCCAAAAAGAGGCGGATCGTATCATAGGCGTTGTCCGTAATGAAGAAATGAAACTGGCCGGCGCAATGAAAAGTGCCGCAACAAATCAAAACCAGCCACTAATTCAATTATTAAATTTTTATCGTGATAGCTTACAACGGATATATTATCAATCTACACAACAAAAAACTGCCGTAATTGGCGAGAGTGAAATTGAGCAAACGTATTTACCGCAAATTGAAAAACTCATTCAAGCTATTAAACAAGATAAAATTTTAAAAGAATATAAAGTCACTACGACTGTATTACAGTTGGCAGAAAAAATTAAACAAGAGTTAGTTAATCGCACCAAATTAAAAACCAAGTTAAAAGATTCGGCTAAAAATAAAATTTCTGGATTTTTAGGTAAAGACTCTGCATTTAGCAAGTCCAATTTAGTTGGATTAGCCCTAAGCGCATTTTTAAATCGAAAACAATCTAAAAATTCATATGCAATTGCGGCACAAAATAATCAACAAAATTTAAATACGCAACAGGCGCAAACTCGTGCCGAAACTGACGCGGTTGAATTTGAACAGCAAAAACAGGATGCGGCCAAAAAAGAACGGGACGCAATTGCAGAAAAGGCGCGCCGGCAACGAGCAAAAAAAGGAAAAGGAGCCACGCCTGAAGCAACCACCACCAAAGTGAGCGACACTAATATGGGGGTCAGCCCCATTCTTACTGCGGACGGAACAACACAACCGGCGGTTACTCCCGGTGGGTCGGGTCTAGTAGGTGCAGACGGTCAACCTCTTTCCTCATTGCCAACCGCTCCAGAATTAAGTGCCCCCGTCTCTAGTTCGTTGGACGGGAGTGGCTCGGAGATCGTGAAAATTTTGTCGCAACACACATCATTGCTCGGCAAAATTTTTGGTGTCAACTCGCAAATGCTCAAGCTCCAGCAAGACAAAATGGCCAAAGATGCGGCGGCGGCTGAAGAGTCCGGACTTGAAACACAAGGTGGAGGCAAAGAAAGAACAGGTCTATTACCAACCGCCACGAAAGAAGAAGAAGAACAAGGTGGCGGCGGATTCATGGGATTAGCGATGAATTTGTTATCCAGTCGCTTTCCGATGTTACGTGGATTACGTGGAGCAGGTGGGTTACTTCGTGGTGGTGCTCGGCTCGGTGGTGGGTTACTTCGTGGTGGTGCTCGGCTCGGTGGTCGATTGGCGGGGTTAGGATTAGGCGCCGCGGCGGGCGCCACTGCAACTGCGGTCGCATCCAGTAGTGCAGATGATATTGCTAAAACCGCTACAAAAGCAATTGGCACAGAAACCGCCGAGGCCGCTACAAAAACATTAGGGAAAAAAGCCGCAGAAACTGGTGCTAAAAAAGGAATATCTGCGTCCATCAAAGGACTAATCAAAAAGAAAGTGCCTTCAACTATTGGAAAAATAGTTGGTAAAGGAATTCCGGGTCTAGGTTGGCTTATTGGTGGTGGATTTGCGATTAGTCGTCTCGTGAAAGGTGACGTGGTTGGTGCGGGCCTTGAACTAGGCGCGAGTGCAGGATCATTACTTACCTCAATTCCGCTTACAATTGTTTCATTAACACGAGACGTTTATACCGAATCATACGGCACTCCACCAGAAATAGATTCGGAAGCTGCCCCGCGATTAGGAGAAATTAAAACAGGAGTCACCGAAGCAGTTGATGAAGAACTTGAAAAATTAGGATTAAAAGAAAAAAAGAAAGACGACGCGGTCATACAAAAAAGCGAACAAGACCTTGAAAGTGCAAAAGCAGAAACACCACCACCCACCAGTGGGGAAACAACGCCTACAGCAACTGAAGCGCCACCAGCACCCTCAAGCGCGCCGCCGACGGCGGGCCCGGCGGGCGGGCCAGCACCGACAACGACGGACGCGCCCGCACCTTCGGCCCCACCGGCACCAAAACCTTCGGGGTTTTTTGGTCGTCTTGTCAAAGGAGCTACGAAAGCTCTTCAGTATGCAACTCCAATTGGATTAACATATACCGCAACTAAAAAAATGATGTCGGATAAATTATTTGGTGGTGGACAATCGGGCGGTGGCGGAGCCACTGGTTCATTTGCTGGTAATCCATCAGAAGTATTAGAATTTGGTGGGGAATCGGGTCAATTACAAAATTTTCAAGGTCTACATCCTGCCATTCAAAATAAAGTGCTGGCCGCGGGGCAGGAATATCTTCAAAAAACAAAAAAGAAACTTAAAGTTAATAGTGCCAAACGAGATCCCGCAAAACAACAGCAACTGTGGGATGAATCCGTTAAAGCCGGACGTCCCGGACGTGGGCCTAGTGGAATGGCCATCGCTAGACCGGGAAGAAGTCGTCACGAACGTGGTTTAGCTATAGACATTCAAAATTATAGAGATCCAATTGCGGTTGCAGCATTAAATCGACAGGGTCTTTTTCAAGGCGTTCCGGGCGACCCAGTGCACTTTCAGCTTGATGGAAATCCATCACTCGATCAACCAGTAAGCCCCGCAGAGGGTGCTACAGATACCGGTGCGAGTCAATCTACCGGAGCGGCAACACAAGCACCACCAAATGTCGCAGAAACTGGTGGAGGAAACGCCGGCTCGGCCCCACCCGCTCCCACCACAGCGAGTGCGGGGGGTGATACCACCGCGACAGGTCGTGCGGTGATTGCAGGAAGTATTGCAGCTCCTGCCGCGGCCCCCGCTGGTGGTGGAGGCGGCAATGTCACCAACATTATGCAAGGGGGAACGACTCTCGCCGGTGGTGGCGGTGGTGGTTCGGCATCAACGCCAATTCCTGCACCCATCGACCGCGAACCCACCATCCGTCGCATTCTCGACGGTGCGCTGACCTAACAAAAAAACCCCACGGATGTTGCCATCCGTGGGGCTTCTCATACTCAACACGCGCGTGAATTATTCGTCGTCAAACTTCGACAACCGCGAATCCACATCCTCATCCTCATCATCAGACACCGCAGGCGGCGTCCACGGGCGTGCAGCCGACGGCGCAGGTGCCGCCAGTTCTTCCGTGCGACCCAACGACCGACGCACGGGAGCTTCGCTAGGCGCATCGTTCGGGGTGAGATACGCACTCGTATCAAACCCCATGACGCGATCCAACTTCTTCTTCAGGTCATCGTAGGCCTTGAACTTCTCGGGTGCCACGATCTCCGTGAGCGACCGCAGGTTGTTCAGGGTCTGAAGAATGGCCTTCTCGTCACCCTTCAGGAGCGGCGACGGTGACTCAAACACCGAGTCATCATAGTTGGGATACCCTGCCTGCTTCTTCTGACGCAGACGGAAGTTGGCTCCCTCAATGACGTGGAACGGATCAAACGGCGTATCCTGCTCGTATTCCGGTTCGATGGCCTTCTTGATCTTCTCGAAAATCTTCTTGCCATAGCGGAACAGAAACACCTTGCCTTCATTCTCGGGGTTGCCCTTGTCCTGAATGACATAGATGTTGGACACGTAGGTCTGCTTACGGGACTGCTTGCGCACCTGATCGCGCAGGGCTTCGTCCTTCGTGCCCCACAGACGGCTGTTGTATTCGCCGAGCGGATCGTTCTCTCCGAGCGTGGTGCGGCTCAGCTCGATATACCAGCCATTCGGGCCTTCAAACGCATGACGATAGAACGTCACGAACGGCAACGACTCGGGAGGCGGTGCCGGCAGAAAACGAATAATGGCGCTGCCATTACCCGCCTTATCGACGGTCGGCTTCCAATAGCCTTCATCGGAGTTAGAGTTTTCCCCCGTGGTCGTTTTAACGGCGGCACGGAGCTTATCGAGCGAGGTGGATTTCAAAAGTGAGTGAAACTGTGACGGGGACATACAGACTTTCCTTTCAAATAAAATGACATAGGTAACATAGGTTCATCGGTAACAAACAGCGCATAGTATACCACTAACCCAACTTATCTTGCAAGAACGAATTATCTTTGAGCATCCGTTTTTGTGCCAATTCCTCCATGAGCGCGACTTTGAGTTTTGACGTGAGTAATTTTTTGATGGATTCGTATTCCCGATCGTGATGTTCACACAGGGCCAAAATGGCATCAAAATAGGAAAGGTGATACCGACGCACCAGCGTTTCTACCACACGCGTGAATTCCTCGGGTGTCGGCACTGGTGCCGTTAAACACTCATCGGGGCGAGTAAACATTTTGCCATAACCATTCATACGCAATCCACATTATAATCCATAAAATCGATGTTGCCCTACGGTCGCCACATACGTCAGGGTCTGTGACCACTTGGGAGAAATATCCACGCGATGAAAATGGGTCACGGGATATTCTTCGGTAATTATATCACGTTCTCGCAGAAGTTGACGTGCCAATTGCACAAACGACGCCGGCGGACGGCGTGACCAGTTTCGATAATTCAACGTCCATGAATACTGATACGGCTGATAGACGACGCCACACACGGACTGTGGATAATTCGCACTTGTCATGCGATTGAATACCGTGGCCGCCACCGCCACAATTCCTTCATGCGGTTCGCCCCTCGCTTCAAAATAGAGATTCTGGGCCAAGCACACGATGGACTGTGTGGGTCGTTTGGGGGCCGCAGGAGTCTTGGTGGATGGTCGTGCCGGCGCCGACGAGACCGGCGCCACGCGGGCATCGAGTCCGTCGCGCAGAACTCCAGCGGTGGACGTCTGTGCGGGGGACAACACATAGGCGGGCAGAAAGCATAGCAATACTATTCCACACGCCAACATACGACTTCCCCATATACGAAGTGCGTTGATCATACAAACTCCTTTCGAGGAAATGCGAACGATTATCATACACTATACTCACTCACTGTACACGCGGTCGTGCCGCGCCAATAAAAAATGCCGGGTTGGGTGCAGCGGAGCCGGCGCGCTGTTGTGAACACTTCTGTTGCCAGGTGGCTCACGGGAACCCCTGATACCCGTAGGTATCAAGTAGCAGCACTAGGCTGCCATAGCGAACTGATATTGGTCAGTTCTGGGTGTCTCTGTTTAACGACAGCGACTTGTCGAGTGCCTCCATCGCATTCCAACTCCGCCGAATCGATTCTACGTCACCCCCGTAACTGGATTGGTGGAGGTGTCGGGCTCTGCCCCCGAGTCTTCTTGCGGTCAAACACGACTTCATCGAACACTATACTCTATTTAGACGACCTCATCCCCAATATGTTCCTCGGGTGTGTCAATCAACTCGTGGCCTTCCTCCAGATGCAGCACTGAGGCAATTTTGCTCACGGCGTCGGCAATGGCCTGATTGTTACCGGCAATATTGGCGTAGTAAATCTTCGTGATGATGCTGTCACACCACGCGTGATATTCTGCAATCGTGCGAAATTTTCCTCTCGGCATAGGGTTATCCTAACTGCGTGTTCACTAAGGTGGCAAATTTGTCAATCCGTTCGCGCAACAACGGACGATGCACCGCCACATCACTTTCTTGCCAGAGAATACGATCCGGTAACAACTGCGCAATCACAATAGTATCAATGATACCAGACTTCCAGTGTTCTGTCAACGCATCGGCATAAAACGCGGCTTGAATGCCGTAGTTCTGCAAGCGATTGCCGGTCTTCGGTTTTTTGCCGGTCTTGAAATCCAGAATCGCATACCGGCCGTCGTGCAACTGAATGGCCATATCCAAGCGACCCGCCAGCCCATACGTCGAGGACACCACCCGCGTTTCCGAGGCAATGACGGACGCAATCCGCGCATTCAACGTCTGCCCCAGCAACGCCGCATACGATATATCGTTGGGTTCGGTCAAATTGGCCCACGCCACGGGCTGTCGAGCGACGAACTGTTCGCAGAAGGTATGCCATTGCGTGCCTCGCCTTGCGGCGGTGGATGTAATGCGCGTCGCGGCGTCATGCCCCACGGCGGTGCGCCACTGTTTCAACGCGTTATTGCCTTCGTCATCGGTGGCACTAATCATTGTCGTGATCGACGGATAGTATTCCCCCTGATACACATACCAACGTTTGCCGTCGCGCATCGTTTCATTGAGCGTGATCGGCAACGACACCGGCGCAAACGTAATCTGCGACGGCGGCAACACCGCCGCGTGCGGTGCCGGCTGAAACGGAATCGAGGTGGAGCGCCAGAGGGTCGTCGTCATATGGCACCTAGTATAGCACGGATTCCTAAATAGCGTATAAGGAGACGTCTATGGATATTCATGCTCTTGCTGTTATTGGTATCGCGTTTGTTCTTGGCTGGGCCACGTCCCGCATCGTGTCCTCATGGACGCGCACACGCACCCTTGATTTACCGCACATGCCGCCGGGGCCGGATGGCGGAGATCTGGGCGATATCGACGACATCGACGACGGGAACACGCCGCCGCTGGCACGATAACATCGGCCGTATTAGATCATTCGTTTGCCTGGCACAGGCACGTGCATCGTGCTTCGATGATGCTTTGATTTAATTTGTGATAATTTATCGGTCCATGCCGAGGGAAGCTGTGTGCGTCCCAGTCGCATGGCATCGCCAATATTCGGTGCCGACACACATAACTCGACCGTCTCGGTGTGTTCACACAGCGGACAGGGTTCCTGTGTCGGTTGCTCGCGTTGTGCAATGGGTAATAATACGTCGAGAAAAACCGCATCACAATGTCGGCATCGATAATCATACATGGGCATACGTTAGAACTTTCTCAAAAAAAGAAAATCGCCATACCGGATCATAGGTACATTAGTATTTATATGATATCTGTATGATGACTTGCTAGGTTGCGGGTGAGGACACCTCTCCCATTACGGGAGTAAGTGTACCTCACGACTTGCTTCGGCGCGGTGCCATCAGTCGGATCACTGGTAAGAGGAGATTACTGCCGGCGGTTATCCTGTACCGGCCCACGGTCGAACAATGGCTCCAGCCTCTCGCATTACTGCACAACGGGATGACAAACAACCATTACCAGCTAATCATTTGTCACTGTGGGTCGTCAGGCGTGACGTGGTCCACATCTTTGTCGTTCATTATGATGTTCCCATCATACACGCGGGGTCTCCGCTCGCACGGGTTAAACGGGCATAATAGCCGTCGCACCGTACTGACTGTGTTATAGCATACTAAACAATTACGTCACTGTCAAGCGATTTGTTTACCGAAATCGCCCTTGCGTTAAATTTAATCTCGAAAACTCTGCCCGGTCTACTAATTTGACAAAGTTTCCCCGACGATCGGAGGCGACAAACCCTTCATGGTTTCCCGCCACCATCCCCATATCTGACGTATAGAACGTCTCTAAGGTTCCCACCGTATTGAGTTTTTGAATGACAAACGTTTTAATCGTGGTGATCGCCTGCTGCCAGGCTAACACCTCCACGAGCGCATCTTCCTGTTCCATCACCAGTTTGCCGAGCAGCGCATACTTCTCGGTCGCCGTTTGTTTGCCGGCGGCGCTACTCTTTTTTGCGGCATCCTGCTCACCGCGCGTGGTCAGATGGGACACAAACCGCGCCACAAACACTTTGGGGCTCAGCGTAATCGGATCGCCGCCGCGCACCAACGCATTTTGAAAAATCATAAACTCGGATTGCAGTAATGGCGTGTTTCGCAGGGCCGACAGAAATCCATTCCCCGAGAGTTTTGTGGTGCGACTCTTTGCGTCGGCAATCAACGTGTTGAGCGTTTGCGTCTCGGATGCGGTGAAACTCAGCGACCCCGATAAATCCTGATAGCGCGACGAAATGAGCACGACCGTACGTGGGGGTCTCAGCGTCGAGATCTCCGCGCCAGGCGCAGCGTGGAGGGTCGCCAGCGAGCTTCCAGTGTAGGTGGTGTGAAAGCAGACACCAAACGTTGCAGCCGTAATTTGTTTGCCAAATACACTGTCGCTCGGGACACCATACACGATGGTATTGGGTTTGAAGGTGACATACGAGCGACCCTCAATTTCTTGTGTTTTCTTCAATGCGGGCGTGAAGAGCACGTCCCCTTGTAGAATGCGGGGAAACGTCATGCCCTTGAGTGCCGTGAAGGCCACCGTCATGGTGTCAATCAAGCCATCTTTGCCTGCGTAGAGCGTTTTGATGTCGTCCACCGACTTAGCAATGCGAGGCGTTTTCGCAAACGCACCTTTGGTGCCGACAAAAAAGCGGCCATCCGCAGGGTCATTCCCGACCACGATGGCCGGTGCCCCATCCACCTTGACGGTCAGGTTGACAGGTGCGTTTGCGTGACCCGCGAAGAATGCTGTGAGACCGTTCAGCATCGTGATAGCACGATTGGCGCCCGCCGCATAGTCGGTAATAACCAAATCTTCGATGTGGGTCAAATGCGTAATGACATTTCGACTCGATGCTTCACGAAGCACCGGCGCGACATGAACGGTGTTCCACACAGAAAAGGGGAGGACGTTCATATTAGGATATGTCCTTCAGGGCGGAACGGAGTTTCCATGCCCACTTGTCGTGGGCGAAGATACGGTCTTGTAGCTTATTCTCTATGCCCGTATCTCCCACCGCCGCGGCGGCGTCTTTAGCGCGACGAAGGGATTCCAGCACGACGGTGTTCGCCTGAGACAGGTCGTCGAGTAAGAGCTTGGGCGCGCCGGAGTTAAGCGGAAGGGCATGCACGGTGCTGAGGGCCGCAATTGCGTGAATAGAGTCGGGGGCATAGTGCGAATGAAACCGAATCGCTTCCGCAATCATGTCCACCGAATCGAAGGTGTCCTGATACAGTTCTTCGAAGAAGGTATGCAGCGGACCAAACAGCGGACCCTCGACATTCCAATGGGCACTATGCGCACGAAAATACATGCCATAGACGTTGGCCAATAAGTCAGATAGGGTTCCAATAAATGTTGTGGTTTGCTCCATTTGGTGCTCTCACTCTATTTATAAAAAACAACGGGGGGAACTTGCGTTCCCCCCGATTCATGCTATACCGCAGCCGATAGCGTCTGAGAGATAGGAATGGTTCGTTTGCGGTCCTTTTCGGGAAGCACGTTCTCCACGGTAATCGTGAGAATACCGTCCTCTAGGGATGCGTTCCGCACTTCGGCGGTTTCCACAAGGGGAATATGCTTTTCAAACGAGCGCAGCGCCAATCCTCGATAGAGGTATTCCTGTTCGGCGGACGGGGCGGGTTTGGTGCCAACAATCGAGAGCACTTGCTTTTCGACGGTAATCTGCAAGTCGGACTCACGAAATCCCGCGACGGCAATATCCAACGCATACAGGTGTTCTCCGACCTTTCGAATATTATGCGGCGGATAGTTGGTCGTGGATTCGTTGACATACGAAATGTTTCGTCGTAGGTCATCGAGCAAACGGTCAAACCCAACCGTATGCTGATAGAGTTCCGCAGGAACGGAGTGGTCTTGCAGGGCATTAAACAACGAACGAAGGGCGAGCTGAGTCATAATAGTCCTCCTTTTGAGCGACTGTAATTCGTTCACTGCCCCCGAAGGCAACAGTGAACTACGGTTATACTATTATATAGCAGTTTGTGCACATACTGACTGCATAAATGTCGGCACGTCACGTTTTTTCCACGAGGCAAATCCACGTTTATATTCGCGGTAGTATTGCTGGTAGGCCGCAATGGTGGCATCCCAACTATTTCCCGGAACTCGGCAATCGTCCGGCATACATTGCGGTGGCGGCACCGCAGCCCCACCCCCCACAATGGACGGCGTCACGGCCAGCAGGTCGCGTAGTCGTGCGGTGCTGTGCACTTTTCCATAGCGATACGTATACTCATCGAGCAGCGCACAGTAGAGCTGATATGCCCATGCATAGTGTTCGGGATGGTCACCCACCCACTTGGTCGAGGGATGGTTCTTGTGTGTGACTTTATACAGCGACTCGGCCAGCGGAGAGTTCCAGCGATGATGCGCCGACGACAGCAGTTGCGCGGTTTCAAGAATCATTTTAACTACGTGTTTATCAACGTGTAGTTCGGCTGCACGAACGGGATTGTGATCGAGCACAAAAATATTCATGTCAATAGTATATCACTCTTGTGGAGCATCCGGTGGTGTAGGATTACATTTGCCACAAACACATGGACACGATTTCTTTTCAAAATTTGTGCCAAGTAGTCGCGCTTCTTCGTCCGGTGTCACATATCGCATGAACGCGACGACATACTTGCCGTCATCGTCTTTCGCGACTTCAACCGCCCAATTATATCTTGGAGGAGGATTCCAGCCAAAATATGCGCCGATTTGGTCAATAAATTTGCCACGGTCAGATTCGGAAATTTTTTCGGCACCTGCCCGTGGACCCGCGTCAAACCCAAACTGGGTGACCCAATTTCGCAGCATGGGTCAATCGAAGCCGTCGGACGTAATTCCTCCAAAGCCTCCATGTGCTGTTAGAATGTTTGTCAGCAGCTTGTAGCCACCAGAACTTTTTAATCCGACGATGGGCTTATTGGTCTCAGACATATGTCTCCTTATAGTAAATCAGGAAATGCTTTCTTGACAAGGTCTTTCGTAATAGGAAACGCTTTATTCAACGTTTTGTTTTTGGCCCCGAGTAACACTTTGACCTCGTCGGGGTGCAGGGATTCGAGCAGTTGAATGAACTGCATTTCCAGTCGATACTTTGGCACGTTGCGGTGCTGGTCGGGTGTGCTACGGTTCATGAGTTCCGCATTCGCCCCGAGCATTGACTGGCGCACATTGCCCACATACCGATTGAGTTGCTCAACCTTGGCGTTGAACTCTTGCCCTTCTTTCTGAAGCGTCTTGGCCCGTTCAATCGCCTTATTCAGTCGCACCTTCGCTTGCTCAATCGCCTCGCGGGCGTCGGTGATTTCTTGTTCGGCTGCACGATACGCAGCAATCATTTCCTGAAGTTCCTTGCCCTTCTCTTCTTGTTGGGCTTCAAGTTCTTCCAGTTGAGTGCGCTGTGTCTGCGTCAGGTCTTCCAGTGCCGAATCACTCGCTTGCAACCATAGATAGCCGAGCTTGCGGGTTTCCGCAAACAACGTGGTTTCCGTCTGGTCAATCTGATTCTTGTTGGGGGTGAATGGAGGGTCACCCTCGGGGAGATTATACGCAATTGAGGGGTCGAACGCGTGCTTGAGCATCAGGCGTAGCGTCGTGCTATCATTTTGACGGAGCCACTCGACCTTCTTTGCGACGGCACCTTCCCCCGTAAAATCTTTAAGTTTGCTGAGAATCTCCGAAATCTGTAGCTTCATCGCCATACATATCCTTTTCTGCTCACAAGAGCATGATATAGATTACCTACGAGTATTTAGACATCTCGCCAATTGCTCACGATAGCCAGATCGAGCGCGACAAGCTCATCATTGTATGCCACATTGCGATACCGGCCGCGGTTGACACATTGAGCGACCGCAGAATGCCAGGTTGCGGAATTGTATAACAGAGTTCCGCACGACACACCTCTTCAGGAATGCCCTGTTCTTCTGACCCAAAAACCAAGCAGGTGGGCGTAGCAATACTTTCGGGCTTAAAGTCATAGACGGGAGCACCGCCCTGTTCAATGATGATAGGTGTGTACCCGTTCACGCGAATAATTTGCATGGCCTCAGACCAGTCAAAAAGTTCCGTTTCGGTGGGCGACTCAAAGTGCGCCAGTTCGATGTAGTTGTGGGCACCGACAGTGCTACGCCGGTCGTATTTCTTTTTGCCAAAAATAAACACCCGCTCGGCACCAAGCACACACGCGGTGCGAATGATCACCCCCGTATTGAGATCGCCGGTGATATTGGCCAATGCGACCGCATATGGTAGCTGCCGTGTTTTGGCGACTTCACGCAGATCTTCCACCGAAAGGTGCTGCAACTCGGTCATAACATTGAACGGGGTGAGTTTAGGCGGTGAATCCGTGTGCATGATATTATTTTTTACTGTAATGATTCTTGGCGTTATAGCCGTTCACGACAAAACTTCCGGCGGCGGGTTGCCGCACGACGGGCGCGTGACAGTGAGGGCACACGGCGTTTTCAGAGGCCGCATAGGAGGGAAAGAACAGCTCCGATGTGCGGTTGCATGTCGCGCAGAAAAAATCCCACAGAGGCATATTAGCGTCCGTCGTTCATGCAATGCCACGCCGAATAGCACACCTTTGAACAAAACACATGCGTGTCCCACTCGCCAGTTTTTTCATTGATGTACTGATAATTCATCGGTTGATCTTTGCTGTTACTTTTCGCGCGGCCACAAAATTCACAATCACGAAATGCATTACCGTGTACAGAACGACGTGTCAAAGTTTCAGTTGCCATGATACTCCTCAAAAAATCACAGGTGCATAGTATATCAAAATTATTCGAATTTGCGAAGAAGATGTTCGGGAACGTCAGTGCGGTTACGACTGTTCGGCTCGGAGGCAATACTGAAAGATTGCTCTTCTGCCGATAGTATTGTGGGTGGTAAGACTGAAGACGAGGGGGCATCCAACGTATTGCGAGTGAAAAGAATATTTGCGGCAAGTAATAGCATGATGGCCAAGGGGTCAAACACTGATATCAGAATGAGGGTAAGCCAGACCACCGATTGGCGCACGGTTTCAACGTCGTCGGTGCCGTAGAGTGTTTGCGCCACATACCGAAGCGGTCCAATATCTGCGGTGGCTTTGTTTGATTCCGTTTCTGTGGTCACGCGCTCTTGCTGCACGGCACTCAGTTGGGCATTCAGCCCTCGAAGCTCATCAAATAACACATTACGGCGATTGGCGTTTTCTCGTTGCACATTTACCGCGCCCTGCGCCGTGGTTAATCGTTGTGTCGCCGTTAATTGTGAAATGATCGACGTAGATTGTTCGTTCAGGATTTTAATCTCAGTGTTTATTTGGTCTATCTGACTTTTGAGTTGTCCTTCTCGCTGACGAATTTCGTCTAACGTAAGTTGCGCCGTCATATAGGTGCTTTCGCTCTCGACGTGCGCGCGAGTCAGATACCCAAAAATGCCCATTGATGTAATGAGCATAAGCACAATCGTCGCGGTATAAAAATATAAACGGATCCACCGTCCCGCAAGATAACGATATCGGTACATCCACGAAACGGCCACCAGTTTCGAGAGTTCCAATATACTCGCCAAGACAATGACCGGCACAAACGCACCAGAAAAAATCATTGCCAACCCGATCACCGAATAGAATCCCGCGACGGCCGAAAGTGCAAGACCTGTGCCAAAGGTTAACCAGGCAAATTTACGCATATAAGATATTTAGGGATATTCGGCAACCAACAGACGTTGGCGGGTGGGAGTAATTACCGTTGACCACCGCGTCGAATTGGAGGCGTCGGAATCACCGCTGGACAGGGATCCGGCGAATCACACGCACCGAGCCACGCACGGTCATCGACCTGACCCTGACCCCCACGTCCCCCACGACCCGCAGGAGGACGAGGAACCGCGACGGACGGGGGTGCGGTGCGCGGACGCCGCATCGCAGGAGGCATATTCGGTATGCCGCGGCGCAGACCGGGGGTCGGTACACAAATCCAGCCGGTCTCCCAGTAGGACGAAATCCAAACCCACTGACACGGTGGTGCCGGCACGTGGCGATGGGCGCTCGGCCGATAGGCGATATCGACATACGCATCCGTGTGGACGCGCAGACCCGCACACGCAGACGAGAGCACGAGGGTGGTGAGCAATGTGGCGAACAGCAAACGTGAGGTCATACAGGTGCCCTTATTATTGAAGAATATAATGTTACTTCACATCAACCGGAATAACTTTTCCAGACGGACCAATCAGCGACTTGATAGCGGGATGATTCTTGACCTTCTCGACCGCTTGCGTATCCGTAAGACGACCCGGGTTGTTCCACGCTGCCATGTGCAGACCCACCGTGCGATTGCTCGGAAAATACCAGAGTTCGACGGCGAGTGCGTTTGAAAAATTCACGGAGATTTTTTGCTCCCGTGCGGATTTCTGCACCGCTTGTTCCACGTTCATGTGGTCGTCGGAAGACGCAGACCAAATGAAGAGCTGCTTGTCGGTGACCCATCCGCGGCAATAATACGCGGTCGGCGCCGGCGCTCCGACAAAGTGGGCGTCTACCCGTATCTGTCGCTTTCGCGCAGCTTCAGCCACTTCATTGGACGTGGGGTCGATCCAAACTTCAGTATAGCCCATATAGCCGTGGCCTTCGTAGCCATCGAAGAACTTTTCTGTGAGAAACTCTTTGAATGACCGCATGTTACTTCCAATCTTTCGTTTTCCTATAATGCGTGGCGTGCACCGCGTTCCAGTAGCGGGTGAAGTGTGCAAACGACGACTCCCATCGTTTGTCCATCGGCAGACCGTGCGTGTCCATGCCACCCTTGACGGATGCGCGATAGACCTCGGTGCCGATTTTCCAGAACCCTTTGCCGTCGCCGTGATGCGGATCTTTCGGGACCGCAATCAACACGGCGTTTTGACTCGCTTCGTGAAGATACTCGTGAAAGGTGATCATCTTACGCATCCACGCTCGTGGGGTTGATCCAGACTTCAGTATAGCCCATGTAGCCGTGGCCTTCGTAGCCGTCGAAGAACTTTTCTGTGAGGAACTCTTTGAAAGACCGCATATTATTTCCTTTGTGTGGTTAGCGGAGAGTATAGCCCATGTCCTTGAGTACCGCGACATGGGAGAGCGGATTGTTAATGTCGGTCAGTGTGTTACGCGGTTCCGTTGTACCACGCGTAGACGCTGGCAGTTCTGTCCACGAGACTGGCGCGGTGCCGGTAGCATCCGCCGGAAACACGTACGTTTCCCATCCCGTATGCGGCACATGAGTCGTGGAGAGAATGACGTACTGATAGGAACGGTTGCGGTGGTCGTGTGGATTCTTGTAGGGCGGATCAAGTTTGTATTTTGCCGCCGTCGCCAACGTGAATTTCGGCAACTTCTGGTTGACGCGTGTAGCAGTATTCGTGTTCGTCGCCTCGCGCATTTCTTTCATGATCTTCACTTCAAGGCTGGGGTGCAGACGCTGATCGATATCGTCGTAGCGATAGAGCTTCATCGCATACGCGAGAGCTTTATCCAGTGCCGCTTTTGCGGATTTTGCGTCGATGGTATAGGGTGTGCGCTTTGAACTCCATGATCCGCGCTCGTCCTGTACGGAAAAATCGATGAGAATACGATACCGTTCATTAATAGGAAACCCCGCCTCAGTCATCTTGCTCACGGAGGTATCTGACCACATGCGACAGGACCAGTAGTTCGCCTTCCACTTGGGACCGGGGTCCGAGCAGTTGTGCCGATCGCGATACGCTTTACGGCGGTCAGGGTCATCCCGCTTGATTTCCATGTTGGGGTCACCGAAGCCGAGCTTGATGACGTTGCCCTTGTCGTTCTGCACATACACGTAGAACTTGTGCTTTCCGTCACTGCTCCGAAACGGATCGTTGAGCGTGACTTTACGCCCTTGATATTCGGCTTCTTCGAGCGGCTGCACACTTTCCCCGATCGGCTTTCCAGAGCTATCCAGAAAATCCACATTCAGTAGAATGACTTCTTCTTTGGGATGACGCTTTCGCAGATACGCTAAGACGGCCGACTCCGAACGTGCTTGTGGGCGCGCCAAGTTAGAGACCGCCAAGACTGAACGTGTCTGCGCCATTGACCCACCCGCTTTTCCGTGCATATAGTCTACCACAACACGACTAATCGGTTTCTTGGGAACGCTCAGAGCTTCCTTGACGGGTTCATCGCATCCACAATCCTCGGTGGTGTAGGCATCAGTCCAGCGAACATCTTCGTCATACACATCATCGCTATCTTTGCCCCATATCTTGCCTTTGTTCTTCTTGATGCAGGCATCACACACGCGGGCGCCGAGCTTGAGTTCACGCGGAGAGAGTTTCTTCTTGCACTGCTGGCAGGTCGTAATCTTTTCCCACGCGTCACTGAGGGAGAGAAGTTCTGTAAGAGCAACCGCTTCCTTTAACTTCTCAATACTATCGCCCCCCGACCCTCCCGAAAAGCGAATGGCGGCGTATTGGTCATCTGAGGCATTAATGACAATCGAATCACGCCGAGCACCAAACACGGTAATCGGTTTATCCAACTTGACATAAAAGATTTGGATTTTGTGATTTATCGAATGGGGTCGTTGGTCGTACACTTTTCCCGTGAACGGGAACTGGTTCATATAGCGACCTTTGACACGATCCCCTGTCTCGATCTGGTGAATGCTGGGCTTCGCCGCTTCTTCGAGTTCACCCGGCGTATCCATCTTGTAAATTTTGGTGAGCGAGTCCGTGCCCCACTCGCGGTCGGCTGAGGTGTTTTCAGCAAGACGCGTTTCTAACCACTTGATCGCATCGTCTTCGTTGTTGTCCCAGCCGAGAAACGAATGCACTTTGGTCGTTCCCTCATACCCATACCAATTTCCCCAGGCATTTGAACGGACACTGATGCTTTTTCCCGACTTTGTTCGCCCGCGATATTCCATTTGACCCGCGCTTCCCATCACCTTACTGGTGTAGGGAGATTTCTTGGCTTCGTCAACTTTTGTGGAAAGATTCTCTTCGTTTTTTGGCACACAGTTCGGCACTTCTTTTCCGTCCTTCATTTTCATGCCAACCATTTCGTAGCCATCCCAACACGGCGCCGGAGCGATCTCTTCACTGACGTCTACTGTATCAGTTTTGACAGTGTTTGATGCGTACTCACCGCCGTGTTTTACATACCAGTCTACGGCAAACTTGGTCGATTCAGGAGTGGGATGATCGGGATATTCGTCCTTCGCCATCTCTTGGGCGGCGGCCCACAGCTCGACATCCAGCGGTGTCTGTTCTTCCGTGAGGCCACTCGGCACCAGTTCTTTGGGAACGTGGAGTTCGGCTTTTTGCTGGTCCTGCGTCCGCTTCTTCTTTCGCGCCCGCATGTCCACACCGGGTTCGCCGTCGGGCCCGACACCGATACCAGCAATCTGACCAGACCCCGCGCTCATGGTGGGAACATCTTCGTGTAGTTTGAATGATTTCATATGTGCCTCGTTTAGACCCACAAGTAGTTGGTGCGACCGTAGGTGCGACTCGCGGCTAACGGTTTCTTTTCCGCAGGTTTCTTTTCCGACTTTTCGGCACCTTCCGCACTCGCGCCCATGCCCTTCCGTTCAAGACCATACTTGTCGCCAAACGCATTCGACGCATCGACGAGTTCCTCGATGTCCATGTTGATCTTGATCACCGGCACGTCGGTCGGTGTTTTTTCTCCTCGCATCACATCATAGGTGGCGAGCGCCGCCCACCGATGGTGCCCGTCGAGCACATACCCGTCGTTAGACACAATCAGCGGTTGACGGAGCGGATGCTTCGGATCTTTGGTCGCTTCATTCGAATACAACGCCCACGCCATGCCTGCGACCTTATCCGCATTCAGTTGGTTCTGCGTGGCCTTCATCTCTGTCGCGGGCATACTTTCACCGCGAGTGACTTCGACGCCCTGTTTGCCAAGATATTCAAGGAACGCATTCTCCGCGTTGATTTCCACATCTTTCGGGTCGATACCCTTTTTCTTGGCTTCTTCTTCCGCTTTCTTCCATGCGGGCGTGCCTGGCACCGCTTTGGTCTTGAGTTGCGGCATATTATCGCGGGGAATTTCCTTGTTACCACTACAGAACAGGTTCGTGCCGGGAATACTGACCGCGCACAAATCATAACTCGGGGGCTTCGGAACGCCACGCTTCTTGACCTCGGCCTTGGCCGCGTCTTGAAGTTCCTCATCCGACATGTTCGGATTCTTTTGCTTGAGTTCGGTTGCTGCGGCCTTGACGGCGGTCAGATAATCGGCGGATGCTTTTCCGAGTTGCGCCATGCGGGTCGCCAGTCGCTTTTCGGCTTTGGGTTTAGTTCCAATCGCTTGTTCGGGAGACTCGGGACCGATATCCTTAGGAACGCGAATTTTCTTCACGGACGCGACCGCGGCCGGATCCGCCTTTTTATTAGCCTTGAGTTCTTTTTTTCCTTGCGCGGCACGTGCTTTTTGGCGTCCTGACTCAAAGTCTTGAATGTCTTTGTGCGAGAGATTCGGCTTGACCAGTTCATGCTTGACTGGATTGACTCGCTTGACTATGTAGGTTGCCCCCGACACTTTGTTGGTGACCAAATCATCTTCTTGGAGCATTTGCTCCAATAAGGTATCGATAATTCGAAATGTGCCCATATTCGTATCTATCCTCGCAAAAATTAACGGCGGCCCTTTGCTTGCTGTGCTTGTTGGCGTTTGATTTGCTGCTGACGAATTTTTTCTTCAGCATCTTTTTCCTGCTGCACGGCCTTTTCACGTTCCTGACGGAGAGCTAACTGATCTTTTTCGAGGGCTTGTCGTTGACGCAGGGTATCCATGCCCGAGGGTGCGCTCCCTTCGGCTTCGCCCAGACCGAGCTTCTTCAGCGTTATCGGTGCGAGCTTCCCTTTGAGAAGTTTCTCGTCCCAGTTGATGCCCATGTGCTTCGCGAGCTTGAGCATCTTTGCACCGAGCGCCCAGCCTTCGTTCGTGTGACTCCCCTGTAACCACACACGAATCGCTTGATTGACGATGGACTCGGGCGACCCCCCAGAAATTTTGATATCGGGAGCTATTTGACCTGTCCCCTTGACGCTGCCCAGTGACTTTGCAATCACCATCGCGGCTTGCAACCGCATCGGAACGACAGGATCTTCGGCTTCCTTGAGCGGCTCGTCTTCATGCGAGACAATCGGGTCAGACTCTTCGAACATCATGTAGTCCAGAATGGCCGTGATATCGGCAATCGCGGTTGCGACTTTGGTCTGAATCCACGCAGGAATATCACGATGGTCGGCCGTCTTTAATAGCTCATGAATCGTGGCCGACTTGGTCGCCAGTGCATGAAGCTGTGAGGACATCATGTCTTGGTCATCCGACGCACGGTACGATTCCGCTTCCGTCATCGTATCGACTTCAAATGACTTCATCGTTTCGGTCTTCGCGCTGTAGCCCGCATCGACGGCCTTAAAGAAGTCATCCTTTTTGTCGTCGGGAATATCAGCGGGGGAGTCGTAGCCGTGCTTCTTCAACTGCGCACGGAAGTATTCCTGATACTTGGTGTCCTCTTCTTTTAGTGCGGTCAGTTGACGATAGTATTTCTGGTGCAACTGATCGACCACGTTCACGAGACTCTTATATTTACCGACATTAATTCCACCTTCCTTCTCGCGAATCTTATATAACTTCTCAACGACGGCGATTTCCTGTGGAGTGCCGAACAAACGGGCGAGGAGCAGCGCATTGCCGGTGTGGTCGTTTTCGGCTTCGTTTTGACGGTAGACGCGCACCAACACGGCTTTGGGGATATCGACCGCTTCTTGGAGCGAGACATTCTTGATGGGGGCTTTGATAATACGGTCACCCCACTTGGCGATCGGGTCATTATTGAATCGCACGGACTTATCTTTATTGACATTTACATACACATAGTTGCCGTCAATCTTGTCCACGCGACCCGAGAATCCGGCACCACCCTTGACGGCAAGTCCAGCGTGCACATAATCTCCGACCTTGAGTGGTCGCTCGACAGCCTCACCCATCGCTTGCTTGGTCGCGGTCGCATACATGACTTCCTTCCAGCGGTCGCCGTAGCGATCCTTGAAGTCCGCTTCCTTGTCCTTCATGGACTTGACGATCTCTTCGCGCTTCTTCATCTGCGCGTCGGTCATCTCGGCTTCGGTGATGGCGGCGCCCGGCTTGAACACCTTCACGATTCTTCCGCCCTGATTCTCAACCGAGATGGTCGCTTTCGGATGTTCCTTACGCGCCATTTTGGCAGCTAATCCAATTTCATTTTTGGCTAATCCCCACATCTGCCACACCACTTTTTGTTCGGGGGTATGTCCGGAGCCTTGTTTCCACACGGGTGAGGGGTCATCAATCGCCATCACCGCAAAGGTTTCGGGCGCTTCCATCAGGGCGGATTCGACCACCGGAGACTCGGGGTGTACACGATCCACAGGAACTTTGACGGATTCATATTCGCCAGTGTCAATGACATAGAAGGGCCATCCACCCGTTCGCACGCCTGGAACATACCCACCCTTATCAAACCGCACGACTTTTCCGCTCACCATGCGACCCCGATGCGGCACGCGCACACGCGTTCCCTTAGACAGAATCGGTGAACGGGGAGTGAGGCGATCCGCATTCCCGAACCCCGGGCTGTAGTGCGCTTCCCGTAAATTTGACGGCGATTCCTGACGAATAAGTTCAGACCACAGCGGAAATTCAGACATAGTAGCTCCTTGAGACCTGTCACATGACAGGGATGACGATTCTATGTCTTATTTAGTGTTTAGAAAGAGTTTACCGCGACCACTTAGCCTTGGGGCACGCAGCGGGTCCGACCACGGGAGAGAATATCTTTTTATGTAATGGGCACCCACATGCCCCACACTTATAGCTATTTCGCGACGGGACTGCGGTTTTATATTCACAAGTATCACACACCGTCAATCGTTCCAGTGCAATCTCTTGTTGTTCCACGGTTGGATTTGCGGCGCGATACCAGGCAATGGCAATCTCCCCTAAATCACTGAACCTCACTTTATGTTCCTCGCTTCCGTAAACGACATTTCATCAATCAACATGATTGGGCCGTCGGTTTCAATCCATGCGCGGGCTCCACAGCTTAATTGACGACCAGTATACACAAGACGGCTCGGTCCATTGATATGCACTTCTCGCGCATACCGAGTGCTCCGTCCCGTTTTAATGGTATAGACGGGTCGGTTTTTTCCGTCCTTTGCATTCATCGCAATGTGCTGTCGATTCACATGAATGATGTGCCGCATAGATTATGCTCGGGTTTTGGTATAGGCCCACTTCCGTGTGGTTTGCTGGTAGCATGACCATCCAAGTATTTGGAGATACGCATCAATTTCCGAGTGGTTATATAATGCCACGTCATCAAACACCCACACGGCTCCAAGAGGAGATCGCGAATGGAAAAAATCAATTTCTGTTTCAACGTGACGAACGGTATGGGGCCCATCAAAATGCACGAACGCATACTGATTGATAAGCTGTTTTTCTTCGTTGTATACCGGCACGCCATCTGCGAACCGAGTAAAAAATTCCGTATCCTCTAAGTTAAAGAAAAGAAACGGCATTTTCTGTATCCGACAATACAGATACATGTTGATAAGGCACATATTACGCATATCATTGGTGTAATCTAATTGTAATACTTCACCCGCATCACCTTCGGGATATGCAATATGCCCATACGGATCAATTGCGATATGCGTTTTATTTTGCTGTGTGTTTCTGAGCGTTTCCATAATATGAAAACTGCCGCCCCCGCGACGTAGTCCAATTTCACACGTCAACCCCTCAATAGCAGCCACTTTTTCGACACCGGTGACTAATACGTCATAGTTATCGCTGTCGCATTCAAACTCGGGAACAATATCGACCTTCATCTTACCTACCTCCTGTTTGTTTGTAATAGTTTAGCCAGGGCGTGCATAATCGCCCCATGCACATCTTCAACCGCTTCATATTCTGTGAGATTGACGTGGAGGTTGACGTCACTCAAACTGCGGAGCGGTTCGCCTAAAAATCCGGTCAAACTAATAAGACGTATATTTGGTCGTTCATGTTTTACAAAATTGGCCGTGTGCACCACATTCGGGGATTTGCCACTCGCGCTAATCAACACCACCACCCCTTCGCTGTGTTTGCGCGTCTGGTGCTTCAGTTGATCGGTAAACACACGGTCGTATCCCAAATCATTGCCAATCGCTGTGAGTAGCGCGATATTACTCGACAGACTAATCACATTATGGGAGATGAGTTCTCCCGACGCGCCCTTGAGGTGGTCGCACGCCCAATGCTGTGAGAGGGCCGCTGACGCCCCATTTCCCGCGACAAACACGGGGGCACCAGCCTCGGCGGCATCCAGTAAGAGCTGGGCCGCGTCTTCAAGGTCATGCGGTGTAATTTGATGCAGTCCGAGAATGAGCGCCGACTTATGCTGTTCCCATTGCGCCTCAATTATGTCGCGTGTCATCATAGACAATCTCCACTCCTGTGTGTGTTGGACTTACATTATACCACACATGGTCGGCAAACACCGTGCGTTGAATGTGCTGTTTTTCCTCGGGAGACTTCGCGCAGAGTAGCAGATAGCCGCCATTCCCCGCCCCCAGTAGTTTTCCCCCAAGCACCCCCGCCCGACGCGCACGGTCGTAGGCCTCGTCGATGTCGGGGGTCGAAATGGCCGAGTGCATTTGCTTCTTCTGCATCCACCCTTCGTGCAACAGCTCCCCAAAACCAGCAATATGTTGGCGCTCGAACAGCGGCTTGGCTTGATACGCCATATTCACCAGTCGTTCGACGTGCGTCGAAGACATGCCCTGTTGTAGTATTTGATTTGCACTTATTTGTCGGCTCGGCATTTTCACGAGAAACAAACACGCAAATAATTCGGGGGCGGGGGCCAGACGCGTCACCGTAAAGGGATGGGTAAAGGGAGGGGTCGTCATCGGGTTTGCATGATATTCCACAAACAGCGAGCCTCCATACGCGGCGGCCATATGGTCTTGATACCCAATAGGCGAACCGACGTCATGAATTTCCAAATGCCCTGCGGTCGTGGCCGCCCAATAGGGGTCGGGGGGAAATGGCGTGTTATACACATAGCGTTGCAGTCCCGACAATAATGCGACAATGAAGGCGCTGCTGGCGCCAAGTCCCGTCCCAATGGTCGGGATATCCGCAAACGAACTGATCTCAATGTGTTGTGCAATCTTGGCCCAGCGAAGGGCGGAACGCACGCTGTTATGTCGCACGGACTCGGCAGTATCATGATACTCCGTAGTAGAGTAGGCAACTTTGACGTGCGGCTGCGGAGTATGGATAATGGTTGCGTACACCCACTTATCAAACGTTGCCGAGAGTGTGGCTCCCCCGTAGGTCTCAAAGTAGGACGGAATATCCGACCCTCCGCCGAAGAAACTGAGGCGAAGCGGCGCCTTGACAAGAATCATGTTAGACCGCCTTTACTTCTGCGATCAGATTCTTCCACTTGCGAATGACTGTGGGCCATCCGAAACGGGTTGTGGCGACCGTGTGCGCGATCTTACGACGATTGGTGAGACCGGTGCTCTCCCACACATCCGTGGTGCGCAGCACATTGATAATTTGCGCCAGCACTTCGGCGAACTTTGTCGCATGGGCCTGTGCGTTCTCATCGCCATCATACCAGTCCGTCAACCCACTGCTGGTGTCGGGTAAGGCGGCATAGTTGGGATGGACACAGAGACATCCCGCCATCATCGCTTCAATCAAGCAGCGACAGGAGGTCTCCGGCCAAATCGACGGATAGGCAAAAATATGGGCGTCCTGATAGGCTTTGGTGATGGTCTCACGATCGACGGTGCCGTGATAGCGAATCTGAGGATGTGATTTGCACCGCTCGAAGAGCTTTTCATACTGCTTGTCGCGTTCATCCCACCCGTAGAGCTTGAAGGATGAATAGACATCCAATTCAATAAACGGAAAGAGGTCCGCCAAGCGTTCAAAGACGGGCACCAAAATTTCCAGTCCGCGATGCGGTGTTGACGTGTAGATGAGACGAATCGGATTGGTGCGTGGGTCGGTCTTCTCCGCAAACGGAATCGGCTCCACACCGGTTTCAATCACGCGGCACTGGTCAGAAAACGGCAGTTTGAGTGTGGTGATAAATTGCTGATATTGCCAGTTTGACGAAAACACGATGCGGTCAAAACGGTCACGCGAGGCTTGGTCGCGCAGATGTGCGGCTTCGGGGTCGCCGGGTAAATCGTGAAGATGGTAGATACGAACGGCATCGGGGTCGAGATCGCGCACCCGCGACGTAATAATCTGGATTCCGTCGAGTTCTTCAGGTGACAAATAGTGAAAGAGTTCTCTGGTCGTCACCTCGGTGCCGCCATTGGCGTTTTTGTTGAGTTCGTTTTTGCCGATAAGGTTTTGATTGCGAAGTTCAGAAACAGGTGGTAGCGCCATTATGAAATCTCCATTCCGTAGTAGTATAGCACATCATCCGATGTTGCCGCATCAAATCAACTAAATAGTATTTAGAGCGGGTAGAAATGAGCAGGAACTCATCTCTACCCTAAACGCTAACAACCTGATCGGAGGCTGTCATGTCTGCTATTATTTATCTTCTCACCAATACCATCAACGGAAAACAATACGTCGGGCAAACTGTCTATAGTCTAAAAAACCGATGGTGGAAACACTGTTGGAGTGTGAGAAATGGTTCTAACTTACACCTACACAATGCCATGCGGAAATACGGACCCGATGCCTTCACCCGAGAGATACTGGAACACACGACCATTGAGGATGTGAATGCTCGTGAAACCTATTGGATCGCGGAACTGAATACGCGGGAGCACGGCTATAATATGACGGAGGGTGGAGAGGGCACCCGCGGCATCATACGGAGTGAAGAATATCGGGCAAAACAACGGGTGGCTAAGACAGGCAAAAAATATTCTAACGAAACTCGGTCGAGGATGAGCGCAGCACACATAGGCAAGAGATTCTCTGATGAAAGCCGAGCGAGAATGTGCATCGCGCAAAAAGGTCGAAGAAAGTCAGCCGAACATCGAGCGAAGTTGAGCGCAGCAAATATGGGCAAGAAACTTTCACCCGAGACTATCGCAAAGCGCACGGCCACCTATAAACTTCACCGACGCATGAAGAAGTTTATGGCTCCGCCCGCGACGATTGTTTCATAATGAGTTCACACGCATCATAAATGTCGAGGGCTTGATAATCGGGAAGAATATCCTGATACGGAGATTCTCCACACACATATTTAGACCCCACAAATATCGTGCGTGTTCCCGCATTACGTCCGCATACGATGTCCTTCCAGCGGTCGCCAATCATGTAGTGCTGTCGCATCACGCGTGAGAGTTGATGCCGCGCGACTAAATCCAATATCATGCCATGATTCGGTTTGTAGTGGGAACTGCCTTGTACGGAGCAGTAGGCAATTTCACGAATCTCCGGCACCCAGTGTTGGAGTTGAGCGTTGATGACGTCCATATCGTTCTCTGTCATCTCATGGCCGACATGGGGTTGATTGGTGACGACAAAGCACTGGTAGTGTGGCGCGACAAGCGCAAACGCGTCTTGCACACGCGGAAGCAGCACGAATTCGTCGATGCACCACGGAGAGGTCATGCGACCGTCCGCCCGTGGAATCAGTGGGTTAATTACTCCATCACGGTCGAAGAAGATGGCACGGTGCATGAGGCGGCCTCCAATAAACGAGTGCGAATACTACTGGAGCTAAACGAGTGATGTCGCGGCACATAGATGGTCGTCATGTTCAACTGCTGACACAATTCTTTGGCAGTATAATACTGACGCCCCGCATAGTCGGTGCCCAAAAACCGCACCTGAACATCAACCGTCGCAAACAAATTCTTGAGATCGTCTTCGGTGTCGTAGGGAATAATTTCGTCGATATATTTGACGGCGGATAGTTGCTTCCAGCGTTCAAACGTGGTTTGGACGGGCATATTCTTCTCGCGGCGATCCCGTTGGGGATTCGTATGGAGCCCGACGATGAGATAATCACAGTGCCGCTTGGCGAATTCGAACAGATAAAGGTGCCCCGGATGAAGCAGATCGAACGCGCCGCACGTAAATCCGCGTGCCATGATTACCGCCACTCTGGACCTTCAACCCAGGCCACTAAGGATTTTCGAACCCCTTTGGTCACGGGAGTGACGCCGTGCAATATCCACGACGGAAAGATGAGCGCATCACCTTTGACGCGTGACGCAACGACGGGTGCGCGACTGTTCATTTTGAGTTGAAGATCTCCGCCGGCGTATTCCGTATCATCGGTGAGTTGAACCGAGACGCTTAATTTTCGCGCCCGAATGACGCCGGGGCTCAAATCCAGATGGTCATCATAGGTGCCGGATTCTTCGGCGTGGTATTCCGTATATTGAATGGTTTGAATGGCCTCAATATCTACGTTAAAATATTTTTTATTCGCTTCCCCCACGAATAGCGCCATTTTATCATAGAGCCAGCGCGTCTCAGGAGTCGTGGGAATAAAAAATACTTTGCTTCGACGAATTTCTTGATCGATTTTTCCGGCGGTGAGTTGACCCGCTGTAACAGGTTGCTCGGAAAGATATTTTGTAAGCGTAGCAATTTCCACGTTCGAAAAAACGCCGCTATATTGAGCAAACACGGACTTCATGCGGGGGGGTGTCAAGTGATAACTCATAGTTTAACCTCAGTCATTATTTATCGTCAGTATTATCGGTGGTATCAATCGTCTGCAACCAGTCGCGCACTTTCGCGACAGATTCTTTCGTCAACACGGTATCGACGGGCGACCCAAACCCCAACCAAACAAAAAATGTCAATGCCCCTGCGCCAAACAAGGAGTGTGTGGGGGCGTTGCCGCGTGTCAACAATATAACACCCAAATTGAGGGAAGCTATCGCAAAAATCACACGAAGAATTTTTCTGGGGTTGTATCGCGTTTCATATTCCAACTTCAAGATATTTTCTAAATCTTCGGGTGTCATATCAGTTCTCTTTCACAAAATGGCGGTGAGGACAGGAATCGAACCCGCTACCGGTTGTCCGGCGACAGCTTTCAAGGCTGCGTCCCACCATTAGGCTCCTCACCTTACCCCTCTAGTATACAATATGGACGGTCAGTCCCATAGTGATTCCCACATCGGTTCGATCTCTTTGAGCGCCTGATGAAGGTTGGCACGCCGGCGGTCTTCTTCGGCCTTGTGCGCCGCATAGTTGTTGTCGCGATCGTAGATGTCAACATCCTGTGGGTCTTCACCAAACGCGAGTGCCCAGCGCCGCAACTCCGCATTCCATCGATAGCATTCATTATCCGTCGCGGAGTCGTCAACGTATTCCGATGGGCACCCGTGAGTATGCTCTGCGAGATGTGTCAGCGATCCGGCCAATACGCGGTTCAAATAGGCATCCAAACTCCATGTATCTCGCGGCGCCCAGCCGTAGCGTCCGCGATGATAGAAGGTATAGATGTCACGACACCAGCCTGGGCTACGCCACGCGACCGGCAACTTTCCCGGCAGATGGAGACCAGTGGCATACCACAGCACATCTCTCCACCAATATGACGAAAACCAACGATACCCACCAAATGACGAAAACCGAATAGCGTCCATAATAACGATATCTTAAATGTTCACGACTTCCCATGTATAGGCGGTCGTGAGACGCACCGCATGAAGAAATCCCGACCAAAAGGTCTGTCGTGGGGATACGAGCGAGAGAAACCGACCACCGGAAGATCTTTCGTAGAGATAATATATTTGCCCAATTGCCGGTTCAAACCGAATCTCGCTATCGTAGACGAGTTTGTTCAACGCATACTGCTCCAACAACGCGTCGTATTCGCGCCGTAGTTCTTCATAGCGTTCGAGAAAATGATGCGCGACTTCAGGGTGTGTGCGGCTGCGCCACTTCTGAATGTCAGGAAGCGAGATCGCGGGTGCGCTAGGCACGAGCCCGTATTCCAATCCCGAGGCGAATTTTTGAATGGCGGTGTTGGACATAATAAGTGGCGGAGAGGACAGGAATCGAACCTGCAAGTGTTTTACCACGGCGGGTTAGTAATCCGCTGCCTTACCGTTAGGCTACCTCTCCGTATTAGGACACTTCTTTCGGCCCCGAGGGACCATTAATGCGGCGATACGGACGTGCGTCCCATCCCATCTCGGTAAAAATTGCGCGCAGTTCGTCGGTAACATGGCCTTCGTTGCCGCTGCAATAATAATCCAGATAGTCCCCGCCGGTATTTTCTATGTTTGCGAGAATGCCTCCAGCATACCGCCACGAACAGCCCCACGGCTCGTCCAACGCAGCATGATGAAACTCGGTGTTGCACAGTGCCGCATAGAGCGACTTGGCAAACTCGCGGTCGGTCTGCACTCGTTCACAGATACTGATGTTGCGAATAAGATCATGTTCAAGGTTAGGTCGTGTCATAATAGCTCTAGTGTTTGGTAGCGGTAATGGGAATCGAACCCATCTTCCAGCCTTGAAAGGGCTGTGTCCTAGCCGATAGACG